TTTTCTACAGGAATGTATCAACAACGGTTGGCTGAAGCCTGTGGCCTACATGACGGAACGAGAACTGCTGTTTGGAGGACTGAGCAGTGAATAATTTTAATTATCAACCAAACTATCCTATTGCTAGTACCAATGTTAACATCGGTATTGATCCAGAATATGAGCAGCACCAAAATAGCCTCACTATGATCGCAGGCGGATGCGAAATGATGCGTGTGGCGCCAGATGGGTTCTATGTTCGAGGTATCAAGGTTCCTGTGGATGACAAAGAAGCAGAAACCGTGTATAATGCTTTTAAACAGTTTCTAACTTGGGCCGAGTTAAATCGGGGATAAAAATGGATATTCAATCAGCAGTAAATTTTTTAGTAGGATCGGTATTATTTTCAGTATCACTGATCGTCATTGGATTAGCAATTTTGGCTTTAAATAATCTATTCAGCAGATATTGGAAATCTATCAAATGGCAGATTTTTGATCCTCATGATATAACTGTCGTAGACCACAAGGTCATAGAAGAATTAAAGCACTCGTTGGAAAAACAAAAGACTGATAAGAAAGACGACAAATGAAAACATATATCGATCCTCCCAGTGGTTGGCGTTATGGATTCCCTAAGATCCACGATGGCAGCAAAGATGGAGACATCTTGGCGTGGTTAGTAGAGCAGGGCTATCCACAGTCGGAGATCGACAGCCTAGGCGAGCAGTTCTATTGGCGTTCTTGGGAGGTCAAGGATCAGCCTCCGCAGTTTCAACATGGTATCGCAACTAAGAAAGGATGAAGCGATGATTACAGTTAAAGAATGGATGGAGTTGGTAGAGTATCGTATCACTGAAGGTGACAGTTATCTGTGGCGGTGTTTTGGCGACAATGCATTCAGCCTCAGCGCATGGAATGGAGACCAAAACGGTTGGAGCATGAACATGGTGTTTGACACCCAAACACAGACCGTCTACACCGTGGAAGTCTGCGACTATGCTCGTGACCGTGCTTACCGCATGATTAATCCCGATTTCAAGCAGGCGCACGATGAAGAAGCACGTGATGGTGGTGTCAATGCCAAAGAAGCCTGGGACGATGTTAAATATGTAGATCTGGAAGATGACGAGGACTTCTGTGAAAAAGCAGAGGCCATACGTGACGGCATAGAATATGACACCCGTGTAAATGTTCCGTTGACCGTGCCCGACGACGTACTTTTTGAATTGATGAAACGGGCGCACGAACAGGACATCACGCTGAACCAGTTGGTAGAACAGGTCCTATGGGAAGCCATCCGTGCCGAAGAATCCAAAAGAAAATCGTTTGATAGAGAAGAAGTCTTAGACAGCCAATATCCTGACGGTGATGGCTATTGGCGAGACGAAGACGGTTGGGATGAGATCGCAGAAGATCGCTGGGATGATGACGGGGACGAAATGCCCAGTGATCTTCAAGATTTTAAACCAGCAGCCAAGATGAAAGCCAAGAAAAAGAAAAAGCAGAAAGGATAAATCGTGAATAAGGAGCGTATGTTTGAAGCCCTGAAAGGCCTGCGCCGTGTAGTCATCAACGACTGCTATGGCGGATTCGGCCTTTCAGATCGCGCTCTCACAGAATACAAGAAACTGGCAGGCATCACTGACCCAGAATTCTATGATCGCGATATACCCAGAGACGATCCCTATCTGGTCAAAGTGATCAAAGAAATGGGCATGGCTGCCAACGGTCGACACAGCAATCTCAAGATCGTAGAGATACCCGGGGATATTGAATGGTTGATACAGGAATACGATGGTGCAGAATGGGTAGCGGAGGCACACAGGACTTGGTCATGAAAATTGGGATATCTGTGATTTTATTAGCGGCGTCTATGTCTGTATGGGCCAAACCGCCCAGCACACTGATCTTCGACCAGAACAAGGACGAGATCATAGAATGCCGAGAGTGCAACATACCTAGACCCATCGCTAGCCTCACCAAAGTGATGACCGCGATAATCGCTCTAGAGTATGACAGCAATCTCTCAAAACCAGTGCGGATAGGAACAGGTTCCAAGATCCCGCCTGGCATCACTACTCGCGGAGATCTTTTCGCGGCCCTGCTGGTGCGCAGCGATAATCAGGCTGCGGAGATACTGGCCCAGGATTATCCCGGAGGGAGAAAAGCATTCATCGCTGCCATGAATCGCAAGGCTAGATCTCTAGGCATGGATTTCACCAAGTTCGTAGATCCTTCGGGACTGGGTGCGAATAACATGGCCAAGATCGGAGAGATGGCTACCTTAGTCAAGTTTGCCGCACTACAGCCCATCATCGCAGATACTTCAGTGTTGCCTCAGGTGGAGGTCAAGAACAAGAAGTACAAAGTCCTGCTGGATAACACCAACAAGATGCTGATCGCGGACTTCAACGAGATCAAGTTTTCAAAGACTGGATTCACTGGAGCCGCAGGTTGGAACGTGGCCATGATCTTAGAACGTAATGGACAGAGATTCGTGGTCATTGTCCTAGGTGCCCGCGACAAGGTAGAAAGATACAACCTAGCTAGATCTATGATAATCCGGCATTTCGCAGACATAGAATACACCAAGGTCTTAGAGCAGAAAGAAATATCTATGTGGCAGAAAATCATAGAAAGAATGTTTGGCACACAATGACTGAAATAAAACTGGGCCGCGAATACTATCACCATATCCGAGATATTGAACGGTGGTGCCGAGATAATGTCGGTGCGGGTGATTGGGCCACTAGGTCAGAGTTTCGCGAGGATCGAGACATCCAGTGGAGCATCAATCAGATCTTTGGTAACACATTTCTACGATTCCGCAGAGATTCGGATGCTACCTTGTTCACACTACGATGGCGGTGAAGACTGCTGACATCCATGAGATCTTGGCCACCAGACTGGTAAATTTTCCTGATGAAAAAGCATATATCATGTTTCTGTTGAGGTGGTCATGAACACTGATCGGTTCCCCTATGAAGTGATCATACATAAGTCACGTCATTATGAAGCAGAAGCGTGGTGCCGTAAGCATTTTGGACCGAGGTGGGCGGCCATAGGCAATCTGGATGGCAGGTGGTGTTGTTTCTGGACAGGCCGTGAACGATTTGGTGGCTACAGATATCATTTCGCTGACGAACGAGATATGCTGTTGTTTAGTTTGAAGTGGACATCATGACGAGAACATTGAAACGAAAAGTCATCATCCGCGAAACGGATTTCGCTAAAGTCAAGCATCGGGCTTTCATGCCTATAGGAGTCGATGTACTCTACGATCGTGCGGAATGGCGGCCCCTGACCCGAGAAGACATTGAACGAGATATGATCATGCGAGGTCTCAAGGGTGAACAGATGCCTCGTGGCGGATCGTGGTTGATTCCCGAGGACTATCTCCTGTATAATCAAGACAGCCTATACAATACCAGATACTCGCGGTGGAATCCCGGCTACGATGAAGATGGATATATGACCGTACAGCCAAGGAAGAATCTACCTAGAGTGAGATTGGGTTGGGCCGTGTTTGAAAAAGATCTGGAGCAGATCATGCTGGAGTTATATGACCGGGATTGATTCGGGCTCCGCTTATCGCCACGGTTATATAGGTCCCGCTCCCACCAAGCATACATACAAGTATATGCGAGTAGGAGATAGGGTGGAAGAAGTTAGAAATATCGTCGTGCATGAGTTCTCTATGGGCGATGTAGAAGATCCAGATCTCTACGCTGCCGACCCTTTGATCACGTGGGAGAAAAGCGAACAGGGGCAGTGGGTGATGAACAATGCCGTAGAGACTCCCTCGTGGCACAGGATGGCGGATGTGGCCATGATGGGCTACAAATATCAGATCCGCGCCAAACTCACGGGACCTGCACTGACAGAATGGTTGCTGAGATATGGCCACACTAGAAGATAATCCCACCCTGAGCATAATGCGGGCACAGAGGGCAGAAGAGCATGTCAAAGTTGACGAGAAGTTGATGGATCTGCTCGCATCGTATCACATGATAAGATTGCCCGATGAAGACTTTTCTGAAAAACTGACCTGGTGCTTGCAGCATTGCCAGTGTAAATTCCGAGATTTGAGCGACACGAGAGGAAGGGCATGGTATTTCCAAAATGAACAAGATGCAGCACTGTTCGCTCTACGGTGGACGTAAGTTCCATAGCGTATGGATAGATGAGATGGCTGCCATAGATAAAAAGATCAAATGGATACAGAGTGAAGGTAAACTACGTTTGGCTGCTCGTGCAGAAATACAGCCTCTCGGATGGGAGGTAGGTTTAACACAGGCAGAAATGGATGCTGTCCACGAATGGTGCGAACAGCACCATTGCGGACGAAGGACCAGTTTCGACACATTCCAGTTTAAAAGCAAGAAAGAAATGACTGTATTTTTATTACGATGGGGGTGATGATGGATTTTATGAATGAAGAATCTAAGAGATTGATCATAGCGGTAGTGGCAGGATTCCTCGTGGGATTCCTACCAATGATGGCGCAATATTGGGATCGTGGATACTCTAGAGCAGATATGGCCAAGGCCTACCAAACGGGCCACGACGAAGCACTAAAGGTCAATCCCGCCAGCGATCGTTTAGAGATAGTCTGCGCGGCACTTTGGTTTGATGATCTAGCACAGAAAGGGAAAAAATGATACGCGATCATCTCTGGCAGGTGGTACAGATCCTGCCCACCGACTACACGGACTATGGTGGGGGCGTGGAACGCTGGGCAGATCCCACAGAAAACTATCCCGACTGCTCATCAGGATGCAGGCACTTCCGCAGATTGTCCAGCGATTTGGAACCAGGCCTAGAAGATGCAGATTGGGGAGTCTGTGCCAACGTCCACAGCCAGCGTGTGGGACTTCTAACATTCGAGCATCAGGCTGGCCATCAATGTTGGGAGGGAGCATAGACAGATGTTCGAAGTATATCTCAATGATGCTCGTATGGACTACGATGAATCGGAACGGCATTTCCATAATGCCGATCATTGGGCACGAGAACATTGTGAGAGTTATGTCAGCCACGACGTCCAAGATGTTTCGGATGTCAGTTATTACTATGACAACATCGCCCTTTACCTATTCCGTGAAGAACGAGATGCATTGATGTTTCGGTTAAAATGGGCTTGAAGTCTACATTGGAGGATAGGTGACTGATCGTCGATACGTAGCCATTCTCGAAACCAAAACATTCTTCCTCGCCGATTTTCAATTTTGGGCAGAGCATGAGCAGGAATTGGATGCGTGGTGTGCGAAAAATTTCTGTCAGCGTAAGGGCATGGTTGTCACTGCATTGAACGACTATGGTTATATGCTTTTTGGACTACGGTGGAGTTGACTGGATATCGTTTTGATAGTATAATATATCATCAAAGAACATTTCGGAGTTGAAGAATGAACGAACGATTAGATCAAAGATTGGTAGAAAAATATCCTAAGATATTTGCCAACCGGTACGCTGACATGAAGACCACGGCCATGTGCTGGGGATTCGAACACGGTGATGGATGGTACGATATCATCGACAGCCTCTGTGCCAACATACAGAATCACATCGATTGGCAAGAAAAGATGGGCAATGAGATTGCTCAGGTAGTGGCCACTCAGGTCAAAGAAAAGTTTGGAACGCTGAGATTCTACTATGACGGCGGGGATGACTACATCTCTGGACTGGTCAGTATGGCAGAATCCTGGTCTGCGGTGGCCTGCGAAGAATGTGGAGCACCGGGCACACAGAACGACGGGGGCTGGATCAAAACGCTCTGTGAAACCCATAGACGAGAAAGAGACGAACGATATGAAAATAGGATTTAGCCTAGGTCGCTGTGTTAGAGACATAGTAAACGGAGAAGTCAGCATCGACGATGTGGCCTTCATCATCACCGCTACCAGTATCTCGGAGAGAGAACAACTGGGCAACGTGATCCTGATGTACAGATCAGAACCCAGGTATCTCCAAGGACTAGACCATCAACAATGCCTGGCTGTGGCGGAGCAGCTCTGGGATTCGAATCGAATCCTACAGCCCAGAAAACAGGGTCTACATCGCCACGCACAGCCAGAAAATAGCATTTGGGTGGACATGTTCCCCACGGAACTCAGCGAAAACGAAGCGGTCAAGAACGCTTGGTCCGCCTACAGATTTATGCTACATATGGTAGAAAACGTGGACACAGAGGCCACGGAGGTTTTCAGGACATAAGGAGTGGACTATGATCAAAATGGGCAGCAAATGGACCAGCAGCGATGGAAAGATTTTTATAGTTTTGGGCACCGTGGATCTAGAGGGTAAACGATGGGTCTACTACAGATCGGAAACTTCGGAAGCGCATTTGCCCAACGAATTCAGCTGTTTTGAAGAGAGTTTTTTGGCTAGATTTCGCCCGGTAGTTGAATAATACTATGCTATAATTATCACAGTGATAAGTAGTAGTGAACGTTAAGGAGATATCGTGTCAAAAAGATTGGACGATTTCAACGCCCAAGACCGCCAGAATGTTAAATTCCAAGATGCAGGAGTACATTTCCTCGTCGGGGAGATAGATGAGGAAAGCGTAAACGAAACTGTTAAATGGCTGGCCTACGAGAACATAGATCCTAGACCAGATCGAGTGCTGACTCTTTATGTCAATAGCCAAGGAGGAGATCTCTACGAAGCACTTGGACTCATAGACATGATGAGGAACAGCCGGATTCCCATACGGACTATCGGATATGGATCTGTGATGAGTGCCGCTTTCCTCATCGTGGCTTCCGGTTCAAAGAGTGAACGTTATGTTACCAAAAACTGCGGTATCATGTGCCATCAGATGTCATCCACAGAAGAGATGGGCAAGTATCATGATATCAAAGCACAGAGAAAAGAAACAGATCGACTTAATCAAGCCATGTACAATGTCCTGAAAGAAACCACAGGACTAGATGGTCGCATCATCAAGACCCGACTTCTGCCTGCACACGATGTCTACATGACCTCAGAAGAGATGATCGAGTTCGGCGCTGCCGATCAGATATTAGAAAGGGGATGACATGAAAGTGGTATCTATCGATCCTAAGATCAAAATCGACGAAAAGAGAAAGACCGAGATGCTAGAAGTCCTAGACGAAATGAAACGCATGGTAGAAACAGGGGAGATCGAAGAATTCGTGGCCTGTTCCACAGGCAATGGGGAATGTAAGATACATGCCAGCTGCCTAGACCATGTGGGTGGTGTGGGTCTGTTCGAAGTTGGTAAGCACTTACTGATCCAGCGTGAGATCGACTAAACGGACAAAAAAGCCACATTTCACTACGAAAAAATCGTTGACAACTAAATAAAGTGTCTATATAATAGGGACTATGATGAAACAACTTCATTCGATTAGAACCAGTGCAAAACAGATGGCCATAACATATTGGTCAGAGCCCTGTTTTGGCCTAGGAAATGATCGTACAAGGGGTTCCGCATAGTCTAGGACGATACAAGATTACACGGAACCCCAGGATCGAAAGACCTGGGGTTTTTTTATCACAGTGCATGTGGAAACGAGGTCCTTTCAGCACTCTAAAAAATAAACGGGCGGCCTACCGGATGGCTTATCCTTGTGTGGATAAAAAAATGGTAGAGTAGTAAAATGTTTTCCTACTCCCGTTGACAAGGAGGACACCCGACATAGTCGCGGAGAGCATTTTACTACACACTCTCCACCTCCGCCTGCACAGCGGTTGACAGCATAGCGGGAGAGTGTTATAATTTTTCACTGGATGCGTGTGCCGAGCAGCGAAGGCAGCGGTCTGTAAAACCGTGACAGGGAAACATCGTAGGTGCGAGTCCTACCGCATCCACCATTAAGTGATAGCATGGCTCGTAGGGATCGATCAATCCCAACCTTGTCCGAAGCGGGAAGCCTGTGATACCGGTAAACGGCAGATATAATCTGCCAACATCAGGTAGCAAGAGGATAGTAAACCGTGCTATCACTTAATGGTTCCATAGTATATCGGTTAGTATAGCGCCCTGTCACGGCGCAGGGACGGGTTCGACTCCCGTTGGGACCGCCAAGGATTGTGATAAGTAGATTTACGCTGGTTTAGCTCAGTGGTAGAGCAATCGCCTTGTAAGCGATAGGTCGTCAGTTCAAATCCGACAACCAGCACCAAGTTTTAGATGCGGCGGTAGTTCAATGGTAGAATGAGAGACTTCCAATCTCACGACAAGGGTTCGATTCCCTTTCGCCGCTCCAAGTTTTCCGTTCCGGAGTAGCTCAGTTGGTAGAGCGTTGGTCTGTTAAACCAAATGTCGCTGGATCGTGCCCAGCCTCCGGAGCCAATATAATGGGGATGTAGTGCTAATGGGAACACACCTGTTTTGCAAGCAGGAATTGAGAGTTCGATTCTCTCCATCTCCACCATAGTTTTTCCGAGTGTAGGATAGCCTGGTTCATTCCGCCTGCTTTGGGAGCAGGATGTCGCAAGTTCGAATCTTGCCACTCGGACCATTTTGCGTCGTTCGTCTAATGGTAGGGCCGTGCCCTTACAAGGCACAGACGGAGGTTCGATTCCTTCCGGGGGTGCCATAAATAGGGTTATGAAAAAGTTATCTGTTTTTTTAAATCATCCTCAATGTAGTGTGCAAAGCGCACACGGAATTATAAGAGCATTAAGCGACGACTGGGAAATAGATTGCATAGAACGTCATCATCTGAGAGATTCTATTTTAAAAAAATATGAAGTTTTAGCTGTGCCGGGCGGACTAGGAGATAGTGATACTTGGCACAATATAATGGAACCTTTCAAAGATACTGTGCTAAATTTTTTGGCAAGAAACAAAAAGTATCTTGGTATTTGTATGGGTGCATACTGGGCAGGCTCGTATTATCTTAATGCACTTCAAGGCGTTGAACCTGTACAATACATAAAAAGACCTAGATCTGAAATTAAAAGAAGTTTTGGAACAGTTGCAGAAATAGATTGGTTAGGTGAAACTGAATCTATGTATTTCTATGACGGATGCACCTTTGAGGATCAAGGTGGTGATTACAATATAGTAGCTAGATATGCTAATAAAGATCCAGCTGCTATTATACAAAACAACATAGGCCTAATAGGACCTCATCCCGAAAGTGATATCTATTGGTATGCTAAAGGTTATCTAAAACCCCACTGGCATGAATATAGACATCATTTACTGCTGCGTAATTTTGTTCAACAGTTAGTAAAGAATTAATACCTCTGCCAATAGATTGGGAGCAGGTCTTCTAAGCCAGCTATCTGAGGGTTCGATTCCTTCACGACGCACCAGTGTTATGCACGGTTCGACTATCGGTTAGGTCAACAGCCTTTCACGCTGTAGAGACGGGTTCGACTCCCGTACCGTGTACCAATATCAACTATAAGTATAATAATGAAGAACTATGTAGACCTTTTTCCTGTACCTATCGCTAGATATCACAGAGATGATCATGAAGATCTAAGGATCAAATTCCTAACGATATTAGACCAATATCCCAAAGAACGAGCCTACTGTGAGACGCCGGGGCTGATACATTTTTTCCAAAATGGCGATCTTGATCTCCGGCAATACGAACAATTTCATGATCTACATCGATGGATTTTATCCAGTGTGAAAGATTACGGCGAGAAATTTTTTGGCATCACAGAGACAGAATTCCTAGATCTAAATGTATGGATCAATGCTAACATAGGAGGTTTCCAGCATCCCCATAACCACGGAAATAGTCTCTTCAGCGCCACATACTACATACAGTTTGATTCTGAGATACACAGCGGTCTAGAGTTTCATAACCCTAGGTCACCTAGCAGTCTGTTCAAACCTTATCTAGACGTTAACGGCAGCAAGGAAACTGAGCACAGTAAACACAAACATCTGATACCTGTGTCCCAAGGGGATCTATTAATATGGCCCAGCGAACTGATGCATGGGTACGATCAACAGAAAGTCGCTGTGCCTAGGGTGTCGATGAGCATGAATTTCTTACCAGAAACGGTAAAGAGTCATGTCTATGGTTTTAAAATCAGTAAATTATGATGCGGGTATAATTCAGGGGTAGAATGTTTCCTTGCCAAGGAAAATGCCGTCGGTTCGAATCCGACTACCCGCTCCAAGTTTTGCTCCCATAGCTTAACGGTAAAGCTCCCGGCTTATATCCGGGCGATGCCTCTAGATGAGGGGATGATCTAGGTTCGAATCCTAGTGGGAGTACCATTTTATGTATCGGTAGTGTCAACGGCAGCACGACAGTCTCCAAAACTGCTAGTGAGGGTTCGAATCCTTCCCGGTACGCCACATTCAAGAAAGGAGGGCATGATGCCTAGCGTATTTTTAGTATCGGACACGCACTTCGGACACGCTGGCGTGTGCCGATTCACTCGAAATGACGGAGTAACGAAGTTAAGACCTTGGACAGATCCAGATGAGATGGATGAGGCTATGGTCAAGGCTTGGAACGAAAAGGTCAAGCCCACGGACAAGGTCTACCATCTCGGTGATGTGGTGATCAATCGTAAGGCTATGAAAACCTTGGCTCGTTTGAACGGTGATAAGGTTTTGATCCGCGGTAATCACGATATCTTTCGTGATGACGAATACCGCGAATACTTCCGTGAGTTACGTGCTTACCATGTGATGAATGGAATGATCTTGTCACACATTCCTGTACACAGTGACAGTTTGGGTCGCTTCGGTACCAACATTCACGGACACTTACACGCCAACCGTGTAAAGAAAGCCCGCGGAGTTGATGCCAGAACGGGTGCTGTTTTGTACAGCGATGAGATCGATCCTAGATACCATTGTGTCTGTGTAGAACAAACTCCCGATTTCGCACCAATCTTATTCGAAGATGTCATAAAGCGTATCCAAGAGGAAGGTGGCGAAATAGGTTTCCGCAGCGGTAATGGCCCTATCGTAGATTAGAGTTTTTCTCGGTTCTCTTCTAAATAAAAACCGAGACCAAATGCATGCAACGGTGGCAGAGAGGCCCAATGCAAGAGTCTGCAAAACTCTAAAACCGTGAGTTCGAATCTCACCCGTTGCTCCAGAACGCCCCTATGGCCAAAATGGTAAAGGCGGCTCTCTCAAAAGGAGTGTTATAACTATCGGTTCGATTCCTACCGGGGAGGCCATATTAAATATTCAATGAACTGGATAAAAATTAACAGTCTTGAATTTGCTCAAGAAGTAGTCCGAGACAGTGATCACGGACCAGTTACTTGGTTATATATCCGTGGACCTCAAGGTACGGTCAGAGCCTACGACATAGGCTTTATCACTGATGGGTACTATGAGCAGTATCCAGATCGGTTATGGGATCTTTACCTGGATATACTTGCTGTACTAGCAGGACACTATCACTGTTGCTTGTCGGGCAGAGTTTGGAATTTTTGAAAAGATCTTTGTTGCCACCACATAAGCCACGGACTTATGTGAGCCAGACACATTACTAACCACATCATGGGCATTTCTATACCATGATGAGAATTCAAATAACTTATCACGGCTCCTAGTAGAAACACAGGTGCCGGAGCAAGACTAAAGAATGTATTAATTTTTTTCATACAAGTATTTATAATGCCTCTGCAGATGGAGCTGTGCCAGGCCTTCTAAGCCAGGTTATGAGGGTTCGAATCCGATTGGGGGCACCAAAGATTATGGAAGTGTGGCAGAGAGGCCCAATGCAAGAGTCTGCAAAACTCTAAAGCCGTCGGTTCGAATCCGACTCCTCACTCCAGTATGCCCCTATGGCCAAATAGGTAAAGGCGGCTCTCTCAAAAGGAGTGTCATAACTATCGGTTCGAATCCGATTAGGGGCACCAGTATTATGGAAGTGTGGCAGAGCCTGGCTGAATGCACCTGTCTTGAAAACAGACGATCCGAAAGGGTCCGTGAGTTCGAATCTCACCGCTTCCACCAAACTATGTTCCAGTCTTTGTACAGTGAATCCAGCCGGGTGCCTATAAGGTTAGTAGAGACTATGCTGTCGCGGGTAAGCAGCATCTCGGGAACATCGGTCCGTAGCTCAGTGGAAGAGTTCTGGTCTTCGAAACCAGCAGTCGGGAGTTCGAATCTCTCCGGACCGGCCAAACATAAAGGAGAATGATATGAAACCCGTAACATTTAGAAATCGATTGAATGGTGAGCGATTCGTCTGCGAAGATACTCGTGCCGTCGAGCAGATTGACGGAGTAGAATATCTCATAGTCCATCGTCCCGACGAGCATCGCTCATTCAAGATGCGCAGAGATGCGCTGGAGAAAGATACCGCCGTGGTGAAAGGGATATCACGAAACTTTGCGAAGGTTTAGTTTCACGTTCGACTCGTGGCGGCGGTGCCAAACAATGCAGGGGATAGTGTACCGGTGCGCACAACTGTCTGTGAAACAGTAAGATAGGGTTCAACTCCCGTCCACCTGCCCAAACCCGATTAAGCTAACCTGGTGGAAGCGTCTGTTTGAAGCACAGAAGGGCTTGGTTCGATTCCAAGAGTTGGGACCATATTTCCGTTGACAACTGAAGATTTAGAATACATAATACTATTAAGATTAATGCCCCGGTGGTGGAATGGTAGACATGACGGTCTTAGAAGCCGTTGCCTAGTGCGTGAGAGTTCGAGTCTCTCCTGGGGCACCAAAGATATGAAACTATACGAAGCGACGATCAGAGAACCCGGGCCTGGCACAGAAGAACGCAAGGTTCGGATAGGTGCCGAAAGCGCCGAAGAAGCCCGCAGGCTGCTACAGCAGCTCTACGGGCCGAGATCAGTTCCCTATCTGCCTCGTGTAGTCCCAAATTAATGGAGGGGTCCCATAATGGTATTGGAGCAGATTGCTAATCTGTCGGTTGCGCAAGCGGCTTCGGGGTTCAAGTCCCCGTCCCTCCACCAATATTTTTACAAAGGACTGATATGTTTCTAAAACCCACAGCAGCATTTCGATTAAATCAGCAGTCAAAAAGGATCATGGCTACCTATCTTGATCCTCACAAGAGAGGAGAATATAAACGTTCGATGATCGAAGCACAATTGGCATCCCTGATCCAACCTAGAGTAATAAAAACTAAAAGAGATGAAAAGGACGCAGAATAATGGCAAATGTACAACACAGAGATCCAATGAAGACCAAAACAGGCAAGACTAGATTGGGTCCTCTGAATCTCCGACAATTGACAGAAATGTTAGCCAAAGAAACCAGATCCAAGAACAAGGGTAGGATCCAAAACAGGATCCGTGCTTTGGAGAAAATGGGTTTCAAATTACCACAAGAACCGGTTGCAGACTCAGTCTCAGAGACTGTATAATAAGTTTTGTCCAGTAGCGATACTGGACCGGTGAAGCGAAGGGTAGATGAGGATAGACACAATAGTTTCAGGCTTCATGCCCGAGACGACAATACTGGCAAAGCGACTTGAAATCGCTCCGTGCCCGTGTGCTCCGATCCTATACAGACCTGTCATTTGCTGATCGGATATAAGCAGGCCTCTGTGCTTTGTGCATTGTGGCTTGTCTAGGGAAATCTTAACAGATCCCGCTTGTACATTGTCCGGTCTATTACTTGACCTTTCGTCGATCCGTCACTATAATATAAAGGATAGAGGATGGCTAGGATTACTTCGCAGAAAGCAGCACAGGTATATGGTGGATTGTTCGATCTGGTACTAGGTGCTAGCCAACGGGCTCGAGAACTCAGGAGAGGCTCCTCTCCCAAAATCGTCTGCGACAACGGTCCGGTAGTTACCGCTCTGAAAGAAGTAGAACAAGGTCTTTATACCAAACAAGATTATATGAAATCTCTTAAAGGAAAAAACAAATGAACATCACACTGCGCAAAGCCAACGCCGTACAAAACGCTATCCAAGAAACTATCCGCGGCATCGAGATCAAAACCCATATCGATATCAACGAATTCCAGGATGTTACTGCAGAGTTGCAGTCCGCCAACAATTCTCTGTTCGCCAATGACGCTCGCCGACAGAAATTATTGCTGGCGCTTTACAATATCCGTGGTCTAGTAGGTGCTGCCAACTCGCAGAGCGAAATCGACGTGAAATTAGCCACAGCCGCATTCGTAGACAAACGTGTGTCTCAATTAGAAGAACTGGCTCAGGTCAAGCCTGTGACTGATCTCGCAGTGATCAATGGTCGGTTAGACAAGATCCGTAATCGCAAGGATGACAGTCGCAGCCTCTACGGTCGAGATGAATCTGTTAATACTTCAGTGATCGGTCAGGATCAACTCAAGCAGATCCGCGACGAGATCAAAAACCTCAAAAAGCAGAAGCAGAAGATCAACGACGAAATCCTCGAACTAAACATCAAGACCGAAATTCCTCTGAGCGACGATGTAGTAAATACTTTGACAGCAGAAGGATTGCTGTAATCGACCCCGGGATCCCTACCCGTGATTATAGGGGGCGATTGCCGCAGCCATACTGACACGGCGCATACGGTCGATGCCGCGAGCCGGGCCTTGAGATTACCGTAGATGTGTGCATATCCATGCCATAAACTGAGATGACGGACGGAGTAACTGCCCAGCCTGGGTCCATCTGGAATTGTTAGCCAGACATATTCGAAGAGTAGATTGACGAGATGGTTATACCTGAGCAAGAGAAACTCCACAAGTCGATTTGCGATCCAAGAAGATTTATAATCTCTAATCATCTATTACACAAAATCAAATATAGAAGATGCAGTAAATATCCCATAAATAAAGAAAATATAATATCTTAGCACTGTTAATTTAGGAAAAAATATGTATTCAAAGATTCAAACTTTGGAAGATTGTAGCCCTTTTTACATACGATTTACTTTCGATAAATTAGACTCAATTATTCAATTTGTAATTTCTAAATTATATACACTAAAAATTAGACATACCAGTACCTATTTCCATAAAGATTTTCCAGTCGAAATTTCTAAAGAAATAATTTCTTTGCTTCCGGATGATTTTAAATTTGATTTTATTTTAGATAGAGTTTCAATTTTCGAAACTCCGCCGGGCGGAGGATGTGGAATCCATAAGGATGCGAAAGATCATAGGGTAAGTTTTAATATACCTATAGAAATTCATGATACCTTATGCACAACTTATTGGTATGATAACGATCAATTTGATCATTTTAATCACAACATCAATAGACTAAAAGGTTATACTCGTAATATATATCCCGACTTCAATTCTATGAATAAGTTTACTCATAGTAAGTCTATGGTAGCATCTGTTGGAGAAATGATATTATTTAATACAGAAATTTTCCATTCTTGGAAAAATGAATCTTCTTATTCTAGAAAAATTTTAACCTTAAGGGTAACGAATCCCGGATTTATGTATTTTGACGATGCAAAAAAAATATTAAACTTATAAGGTAAAATATTTAATGAATCCCGTAATCGATCAAGACCAAACATTCCGCAAATTCGACTTCAGTTCGCTGATAACAAAGAGAGACGACGCAGAGGCCTGCGGTATAATCAAAGACATAATCGCAGACGGTAATTACTTTACTAACAGTCCACGATTCCAGACCAAAGAAAACATATTTGGAAGGCAAGAAGCCGTGTGGTTAAAGTACAGAATGAGTTTTTTGTTTTCTGTTTTTATGTATTTGGGCCGTGAAGTCCGTGTGTCTAACATGATGGCCTGGTCGTACATGACTAATCTCGAGACGCACGAAGACAGAGATAAACTCTGGCACAATCATTGGCATTCCCAAAATCCAAATGCCAAAATGCTCAGCGGAGTTTGGTATCTGCACATACCTGAAGATGTCCGAGACCGAGATTACTGTGGCACAGAGATGGCTCCAAATGGTCCTGAAAAAGACGGTAAGTTTTTCGTCAGCCCCACAGACGGAAATTGGTTGATTTATCCCAGCAATCAATGGCACAGACCGGGCATTCCACAGAGCGAAAATTTTAGATTCATCTTGGCTGCGGATGTTCAATATGTTATTTGAAATTAATAACCTAAAATTTTAGAATAATCAGGAATGGAAACGGAATTATTTTACTATATAGATAATCAATGTAATATTCTACACGAAATACATGATTACATCCAAAATGGTGTCACATGGTCCTGGGTACCTTTCGTATATACCTGCAAAGATTTTAAGAAAAATTTCAGCCAGCATTTTATTGATAAAGATAATTTTTTACGATCATTACAAGAACATTTTAGAGAAACACATTTACACTTATACAAATTTCCATCTATGACCTTTTATACATGGCACAAAGACAAAAACGTAGGATGTTCACTTAACATGGTACTAGATGATTACAATTCTAAAACTATTTTTATGCCTGACCCCGGAAAAAAATTATTGAATGATATAGTAGAATTAAAATATCAAAAATATAAATGGTATCTTTTCAATTCTCAAATTACTCATTCAGTAATAAATCTAGACACCAGAGATAGAATTCTACTAACTCTAACCTTTCCATTAAAAACCAAATTTTGTCAGGTAAAATCTTTTATTCAGACGGATTTAAATATATAAGTATTAATAAGGATAAATTATGAAAAATTTTATTTTAATTTTATTATTGTTGTCATCTACTATATCATTAGCAAGCGCTAACGAAAAATGCACACTGTTAATTCCTTTCCCCCCCGGGGGTGCTAGCGAAATAAATGCTAGAAGTTTACAAATAGGTAATAGTAATATTGGTATTGAATACAAACCAGGAGCTTATGGGAATAGTGCAATCAATTATATGAACAAATCTAAGAATACATTTTTATTATCACCTGCTATGATGTATTCAGCAAATAATCCTAATAAGGATCTCAATGTGAAGATGAATAGAATAGTGTTCGGATCATCAGTTAAAATTATTACTATCAAGAACTACACTCTGAATGACCTTTTGACTAAACCTCTAAAAATAGGCATCCATAACCCAGGCAGTCAATTTGAAGCATTTGCTAAAGAAATTAAAAACAAAAATACAAAAATCATAATCGTAATAACTGGAAGTGATGTAAAGGCTCTTCCGATGATAATGAATGGAGATTTAGATGTTTATTTTAGCACAGGTCCAAATGTTGACGCATGGACGAAAATGTTTGATAACATAAAAGTAATCGGTGAAATACCATTCAATGAGACTATTAATATAGGTGAAATAAAATTAAAAAATCTTTCGTTTGCTGCTATCTTTACGAATAAAGGGTTAACAAAAGAAGAAGAAATAATTATTGATAACTGTTTAGACCAGGCCACTAACAATCAAAAGTTCAGCGAGTATGTTATTAAGAATAATATTCCTCATCTCAAAGTAGACAAAAATGTTAGTACAAATCTCTTAGAAGAATATATAAAATATCTTCAGAATTATGGATTATAAAAAATGAATAACATAAAAAACATTACGACCGGTGTTTTATTTTTAATTATCGGTATTACTTTTTTAATATATTCTTTACATTACAATATAGGGAACATAGCAGATATAGGCACAGGTTTTTTTCCCTTAATAATATCTATTCTTCTTTCATTAACAGGATCAATTTTAATTTTTAAAAATGTTAAATGGAACTAATTAGTGGTGTTTCTCTAGGAGTCTTGCATTTTTTTACTCTCGATAACATTTTACTCTGTTTCGCAGGAGTATTCATTGGAACATTTGTAGGAGTTCTTCCTGGTCTAGGAAGTTTAGCAACTTTATCTATCCTTCTGCCTATTACGTTTTACATTTCTTCCCCATTGTCATCAATTGTTTTTCTGGCAGGAGTATATTACGGAAGCCAATATGGTGGATCTGTTTCATCTATATTAATGAATTTACCTGGAGAACCAAGCTCAGTCATTACTACAATAGATGGATATCCGATGACTAAAAATAATCAAGCAGGCTCAGCATTATCAATATCAGTCATTGGATCTTTTATCGCGGGCACTATTTCTACATTTTTAATTATTATTTTAGGGGGTTGGATAGCAAAAGTATCATTAATATTTGGACCGGTCGAATACACAATGTTTATGATCATGTGTTTATTATTATCTATTATATTTGCTAATAATAATAATTTTTACAAATCCTTAGGAGTAGTTTGTATCGGAATTCTATTAGGATTAATAGGAGTAGATAATAATTCTGGTCAAGAAAGATTTACCTTTGGTCTTATAGATTTATATGATGGATTACAAATTGCCATCATCGCTATGGGAGTTTTTGGTCTTGGTGAAATTCTTTATAATTTTTTCCACGCGAAAACTTCTTTAAAAATACCTCATATCCAAAAAATTTATCCAGATAGATCTGATATCAATAAATCTATTCGCCCTATATTAAGAGGAACTTTTATAGGATCAATTTTAGGATTTTTGCCAGGAATAGGACCGCTGATAACATCTTACATTAGCTATTATGCAGAAAAATATTTTAGCAAAACTCCAGAAAAATTTGGTAAAGGGGCAATAGAAGGAGTGGCATCTCCGGAAAGTGCTAACAATGCCGCATCTCAGACTAACTTCGTTCCAACTTTGGCATTAGGAATACCAACTACTCCAGCTATGTCTATCATCTTAGCTGTATTAATAATAAACGGAATAGCAGTTGGTCCAACTCTGGTTCAAAATAATTCTGAAATTTTTTGGGGATTAATAGTTTCTATGTGGGTAGGTAATTTATTTTTATTAATACTTAATTTACCATTAATTGGAATATGGATATCTATTTTGAAAATTCCTCAAAAAATGCTATTCTCTTTTATAGTAATAACCTGCTTCTTCGGAGCTTATATAATATCAAACAACCTATTCGGATTTTATATATTAATATTTTCGGCCATACTTGGATATATTTTAAAATTTTTAGATTGCGATTTATCACCTTTAGTAATAGGATTCCTTATCGGAAGATTATTTGAAGAATATTTTCGAAAATCGCTTATGCTAAGTGACGGAAGCCTAATGATTTTTATAGATAAACCTATCTCTTTTTCAATTATTATCCTGACAATGATTTTTATATCTATAAAATTGTGGCTATATACAAAGTCTATTAGTAAATAAAATTATGATTTATGATTATCAAACAGCCGTTAATCTATCAATGTTAAAAAAAAGAGGATTCTGGCAAGTGAACCAGAAATGTTTTTTTAACAAAATTGAATGTTTAAAATACGCTAACAAAATTTGTAATAATCAGATTAGATTTCATCTTTTTGATGAAATCTATAATTCTTTCGATTGGAAAAAAGAAATAAACGATTCTATCGATGATATCTATAAACAACGTGCTATTCAACTCAGAGACAACTATAGATATCTAGCTTTGGCTATAAGTGGGGGTGCAGATTCTACAAATATGCTAATGAGTTTTTTAAAAAATAATATTAAAGTTGACGAAATAATTTGTTCATTTCCAATTAAGGCTATAGAAAAATATATAAAAAATTTTGATCCTAGAGACGATGATCCTAAAAATTACATGTTTGAATATACTCATGCTGCATATCCATTGATAAAATATGTTAACACGTATTATCCTGGAATAAAAATTACTGTATTAGATTACATAGACGAAACTTTAGAAATTATAAAAAACAATGAATTTCATAAATTTTCACAAAGTGGAGTACTCTTATCTGTAGCAACAGGTTGGCAATACAGTATTTTTTCTCATTTAAAAAACAAAAACAAAGCCGCTATAGTTTACGGTATAGATAAACCCAGGATAAGATTCAACCGAGAAAATAAAAAATTCGAAAGTTTTTTTATAGACATCAACGGTGTGTACGGTCATTTTGATGAGTTAAACTTTGAATACGTTCCGCAGGTAGAATATTTTTATTATACCCCCGACATGCCACAAATAGTAATAAAACAATCTCAGCTTATCAAACAATATATAGAAAATATATTACTATCAAAGAATATCTATCAATGTAAAGATTTATGTTTAGAAAATCCTCAAGGTAATAAAAATCTTAAAATTGTGTTTAATGTTCATTCAGATCCAATAAAAAAAATATTATACAAAGATTGGAATACTGAAGTGTTCCAGGTTAAAAAAATATTCAGTATGTATTATTCAGAAGTAGGATATTGGTTTTATAAAGATAATTATATTGATGATAAAATTAAAAAATATCATCAAGGACAATTAAATGAAATTCTGCATGGTGTAAATTATAATTTTTTAACTTTTGATTCAGATAACCGGCCTAGTCAATTGAAAGTTATATCTACGATGTCCTATGATTTATAAAAATCAACCAAACATTAATTTTTTTACGATATCCTCAACTCTAAGCACTTCCCCTATCTCATCTACCGCTTTACCTAAATAGATATGGCCACCAGATGTTGGATCTTTTATTCCGATATTTAAACCATTTGATTGATTCATATTGTCTTTTTGATCTATTGATCCGAAAAACAGACCTTGCTGTTTAAATTTACCAATACGTGTTAAATCTCTATACGTAGAATTTACAATTTTATCTTTAGTTTCATCGCTAACAGGACTTTCTAGTGAAGCAGCGAACAGACTCCCTATACCGACTAAATCTGCTCCTGCTGATAATACTGTTTCAATATCAGATTTATTTGTTATTCCCCCAGAGGCAATTATTGTTAAATTTGGATGTGCTTTTCTTAGAGCTATCGTCATATCTATAAGAGATTCACCATCCGGAATAGATCTTCCGGCGCCTAATGGACCTTTAAGAATCACTGCATCACAGCGCATTAATGGCGTTGAATACATACACTTAATTATTAATCTAAAATTTAAATTATTTTTTATCTTTTTGATAGAATCAAAAGTGCTGGGATTAACATCTTGGCATAATTCTATATACTGTAAATCATATTTTTTAATTAAATTTTGTACTTTAATATCAAAAAGATGATTAGCACTCATGCTAATTATTAATTCTCCGCTGTTAGTCTGTTCAACGAAAATTTTTACATCTTCTTCGAATTTTTGTAAATCATAATCAGAGATCTGTAGATTATCAGTATAATAGTTATAAAAAGAAATACTAGGAATTATTCCCGCGTTGTAACAAGCCAACGCCAAATTTAAATTAGATACCGAATTCATCGCTACCGCAACTATGGGATATCTACAGTTAAAAAATTTATACATATAAAATATTTGATTAAGATGTAGTATTTAATAAATATCCCATATGATAAACAACAAATTAGGATACTATGCAATTGATAAATGTCTATATGATTCTAAAATTCTAGCCTGTATAGAGGGGACGAAATCTAATAAAGATATAAAATGGATATTCAACAATGATGTATTTGAAAAATATAATTGGACTGTAGAACCTGATTTTACGCTAGACCAGTTGTACGACAAAAGATCTAGACAATTACGAGAAATGTATGACTATATCATCATAAGCTATAGTGGCGGAGCGGACAGTCATAACATAGTTGAAAGTTTTATTCGTCAAGGATTACATATAGACGAACTAATAATCAACACGATGGAAAAAGGTAATAGTAAATTTACAATACTCGATCCTAAGATAAAGAATCCCGAAAATGCCGCGTCAGAACACTATTTGCAAACTATACCTCGATTAAACGAAATCAAAAATAGATCACCAAAGACAAAAATAACTATCTTAGATCTTACTGATCATCTTTTCACACATTGGTTATCTAACAATGATGCATCGTGGATTCTAAACAAAAAAGAAGGACTCAATCCGTTAAATGTCACTAGGTTTAATTATCTCCATTTCAACGAAGTAAGGAAAAAATTTGATAAAGATAAAAAAATTGCAGTTATTTTAGGGATTGAAAAACCTCGAACGTTCATCCATTCTAATAATAAATTTTACTTAAGATTTACTGATCGTGCTGCTAATATCGTTGGTATAGCAGATTATTTCAAAGATTACGTTAATTCAACCGTAGAATTTTTTTATTGGAGTCCTGACAGTTGCGATATACTATGTAAACAAGCACATATAATTAAACGTTGGCTAGAAAAAGACCCAATAAATTATTCTATATGGTTCCATAAAAACATGACTAAACATATGTATAGATTAGTTCATGAAAGAATTTTGAGAACATTAATTTATACTACATGGGATAACACATGGTTTCAGTGCGATAAAGCAACCAAAGATTGGTATAGTGAATTTGATTCTTGGTTTATTAACAATCTTTCTGGAACTGATCATCATAATGTTTGGCTAGAAGGAATTAGATATGTGGAAAAGTATGCAGCTAAATTTGTTAACATAGATGATAACAAAGCCGATGGTTTAATAACTTTTTCATATAATTATTTCATAGGACAAATGAATCCTTCTATCGATTTAAAAAAAATATACAATCCAGTTTACTAAGGCGGCATATGAAACTATATAATCTTTTTTTAAATATTGCTAAAAAATTTCCATCAAAACGAGCCGTTAATGATTGTTCATTTAACGATTTGTTAAATTTGATCCACAACAATGAATACAAACTTATTTCATCGGCAGTAGATGAGAATATTATCATCGATATTCTGCATGCGTCTTATAGGAATTTACCGTTAATTATTCCTCCAAAATATGATTCTGATAATATATTAATACCGGATGATTTAAATAATGTGTTTGAATTATATCTTTATAGTAGCGGTAGCACGGGCACTATTAGAAAAGCAATAAAAATCCCCGAAGATATGATTTTAAAAAATTCAGAAATAGCTATTAATTCACAAAAATTATCTGTTGATGATAATATCTTCACAGTCTGTTCGTTAAATCACACCGGTGGAATCAATGCTCAAACACTTCCTGCGTTATTAGCAGGATCAAGTGTAATCATTAAAAAATTTAATGGATTCTCATTTTTTAAAGACGTTAAAAATTACAATATAACTAAGACTCATTTAGTTCCTGCAATGATAGACACATTAATTAAGTTAAATAATTTTCAATCAAACATGTTAAAATTAGTTGTAGCAGGTAGCGATTGTATTAAAAAAGAACATGTAGATTTTTTTTTACAAAATGGTGTCAATTTTATGTGTAACTACGGCTTGACTGAAGCTGGTCCTATTATAATAAATCACATCTTCAGTGAAAGAACAGAATTAGAAATTTTTGATCAAGGTATTCCGTTAGGAGATAAATGCTGGTGTGACTTTACGATTTTAAACTCAGAACTTATTTTAAAAGGAAAAAATGTGCATAAAGACGGATGGCTTCATACGGGCGATTGTGTTCATAAAATCAATGATTGGATATTTTACAATGGAAGAAAAACACATGGTTGTAAAATAATACCAAAGAAATACAGAATGTAATTGGAAAAATAATAAAATGGCCTATAACATAGAAAGCTTCTGCCCGGAATTATGGTCTCAATTAGAAATTGATTTTTCAGGAGATTTTAAATTGTGCTGTTTAGCTAATCTCAGCGACGATTTTGGAATGGCTAGAGATGATAATGACAGGGTGATGAATATTCTTACGGATTCTATAGAAGAGGCTATTAATAGCAAGACACATAAAGAACATAGATTATGGCTGAAAGATAATATCAAACCTACTAGATGCAGAAATTGTTATGATTCCGAGGAAAGCACTCGCAGAGGTGGTTGGCCGGGTATTAGTAAAAGACAACGTGTGCTCACTCAAACTAGTCCTACTATATCAGAATATGTTACAATTCAAAATGTAAATGAACACACTAACGACGACGGTTCTGTAAATTCTAAAGTCGTGAATTTAGATATAAGATTTAGTAACTTATGTAATCAAAAATGTATTATGTGTGGTCCTAGAGATAGCAGTCTTTGGTACGAAGATTACATAAAAATATCTAAAATTGGTCATAAAATACAAAAAGGCAAATATAAAATTTATCCGTTTGAAAAAGATAATCATGGAAAATTGCACATGCAAGGATTTGATGAATGGTGGAATAACCCTATATGGTGGGAAAAGTTTGATAAAATATCATCAGATTTAAGATACATTTATTTTACCGGCGGGGAACCATTACTGGTCCCTGCCATGCAAGAATGTTTAGACAGGTTAATAACTAAGGGATATGCAAAAAATATCCAATTACGGTACGATACCAATTTAAGTGTGCTTAACAATAAAATCATAGATAAATGGAAAAACTTCAAAAAAGTAATATTATGTATAAGTTTAGATGATACTAACGAAAGGTTCAACTTAATACGATTTCCCGGAAATTACAATAAATTTATCGATAATTTAGATTTACTTGTGAAAAATAAAATACCAATAGCCTATCTTTCTGGGTGTATAGGAGTGGCGTCACCGTATTCCGTACAACGAGTTATAGAAATAGCCGCTCAATATGATATAGAAGCGTACTTAAGATTTTTAGAAATTCCTACACACTTTGATATAAGACATTTTCCAAAAAATGCTAAGTTAGAAATCATAGAAAATTTAGAAAAATTTGATTATGATTATAGATACAAAAAATGGGTATCATCAGAAATTAATATATTAAAAAAATATCTTGATGTTGAGAATCAAAAAGAAATACAAGAATTTGTAAGAGTAATGGATATATTAGATGTTAGTAGAGGTACTAATTGGAGAGATACATTGTCTGATGTAACTGATCTTATCAAACGCCACTGTAAAGATGTTAATTTATGACCATAGAAAATATTGCTAAAATAGCTAAAGATGTCAACATTGATTTTCCTTCTAATTGTATACCCTACGTAATAAATTGTCTCTACCACGATGAAATATCATCAGAGATAAAATTCGAAGAGATAAGAGATGCATTCCGACTTAAACAAATACAATCAAAAGCTTGGTTACTAAATTATATAAAAAAATTTACTATAGATAGCAATGTGGATATCTCTGATAAAAAAATATTAGTCATAGGATCATGGATCGGATTTACTAGTTTTTGTTTAAAAAAATTAGGTTTTAATCACATTGATGAAATTGATCCTGATCCGAGGTTAGAAAAGTTTTCAAATTTCCTAAATAGGCATAATCGATTTTTTAAGCATTACACTGATGACGTTAATAATATAGATATTGAAAATTACGACTATATTGTGAATACCAGCTGCGAACATATCAAAAATAATCAATGGTTTGATAATATCTCAAATCGCACTTTAATTTTCTTGCACAGCAACAACCTCGAAGGATATGATCATGTTAATATCTGTAAGAATCTTGAAGAAATGATTCTCAAATACAAAATGAATTTAATGTTTCAAGGAAGACTGGAATTAGGGAATTATGATAGATTCATGTTGATAGGACACAAAGAATGAAGTCTATATTTTTGACTGGAGATCATACAAAATTAGTTCAAGAATTCTGTGATGAATGTAAAAAGCATGGTTATTTAAATAACAGTTCGTTAAAATTAATGAAATTTAATGGAGAATATGATCTCAAAGAAATTCCGTGTTTTTGGGGAATTTACCATGACAAGAAGTTAATTTCAATCAGTGGTTCCCATTGTTGGTATGGACAAGGGGAGCTAGAAGGGGTTCCATTCATGAGATGCCTTTTTAGGAGTGCTACATTACCAGAATATCAAAAATTAATTAGTGGTCTTAGCAAAAACCATATGAACAGTTTACCTTTCGGCGTACTTCTTCCTTATCAAATTAACAAAGGTTTACGAGAAGGAGTTGAACATTTCTATATTACTACAAGCAATGGCGATCATGATGCCAGTGGTAAAATGAAAAGGACTCACAGAATCTTACAGTTGCTAGAAAAAACGAAAATTGTAAAATATGCAGGAGATGGAATATTTTATAGCACTCCTCAAACTAAATGGGAACTAAATGTGGTAAACTATTACGAAACTTTAAAAAAATTTCATCCAACTAGATTAAATTACAACATAGATGTCAGCCAAGAATATCTTTCTATTATAGAAAATGGGTTTGAGGGTGTTTGGAAAGATTTTATGACTCCAAAAAAAACAATAAGCTTAGAAAACTTATAAAAATCTATGAAATTAGATAATTAATTAAAAACAATTAATTATAATACCTATGGATATAGATATTTTTTTCATAAGTTACAAGGAATCTAATTGTGAAAATAATTGGATTAATGTTCTTTCTTTTCATCCTAATGCTAAACGAGTACACGGAATCAATGGTATCGATAAAGCACATTTAATTTGCGACATGATTTCAACCACTGAATTTTTCTGGACAATCGATGGAGATAATGAATTAATATCCCCTTTAAAATATGCAAAGCAAATAGAACATGATTTACTCATGTTTAAGTCTATTGATCCGCTGTTCCAAAAAATTACTTTATTAGGAGGAGTGAAGTTATGGAAAAAGAATTCTATTATCAATCCTAACTTAAGTAAAGGTGATTTCAGTCTTAATGCAACTAAAAATAAACAAATTGTAGACGAAGTATATTCCATAAGTAAATATAATTCTAGTCCGTTTGACGCATGGAAGACTTCATTCCGTCATTGTGTAAAATTAATGTCTTGCATATTTAGAAATAGGCCAAAGGCTTTAAGCATAAATCTTTATATTGATAGATGGGCTAGTACTAAAAACATCGAAATAGAAAACGCAGCATGGGCATATCAAGGCTATCTTGATGCTAAAGAATTTGTTCAGATATATGACAATACTGACCAATTATATCAAATAAATGATTTTAATTATCTTGAGAATCATTATAAGAAGAAATATGAAACATCTTAAAGACGTCAACTCAGGTTACATTAAACACTTTTTCTATGCCAATTATTTTAATCTACTTGCGGTGTTGATACTGATCACTGGAGTTATACACAGTTTGTTTCCTTTCCTTTTTCCATTCACACCTTATAGGTTAGCAAAAAAAATAGTCGATGAAACAGAATGTCATTTTTTGAAAAATAAATAGATTTACTTGGTCTCTATAGTTACCTAAACGTTCCTATATTATCGACTGAATTCATTCATCAATATAAAAAATAGAGAAATAATCGATGGAAAAATATAAGTGTGCCTGGATAGAAAATATGATATCTATCGAAACAGATGGGTTTACCCGACCTTGCTGTTTAGAAAACAGCACTAAAGCCAGAATAGCTGATGCCTCTCAAGGGCTAGTAAAGGCATTTAACCATGAGAAGTTGATCAAACTAAGAGACAATTTGTCTACTGGGTTTACCCAATACTCTAGATCGTTCTGTCATAGATGCGAAGAATTAGAAAATAGAGGACAGAAAAGTTTAAGAAATATGACGCCGTTTTTAAGTGAATCTAGAGAATTAAAAATGATACAATTTAAATTAAGCAATAGATGTCAATTAGCTTGTTTTCATTGTGGTCCTGATCAGAGTTCAACTTATGCGAAAAAATTCCATGTAAAGCCTATAATAAAAGATTCTATAGAAATTTCTATTAAGTTTCTTAACGAGCTATCGGAGCTTTTACCTACTTTATCAATTATAAAATTTACAGGAGGTGAACCTTTTTTAGATAAAAACCATTGGAAAATTTTAGAATATCTCAAAAAATTTAACAGAAAACATTGTGAATTGCAGTATATCACGAATGGGGTAACACCATTTAACCCAGAGTTGTGGGAAGGATGGAAATCAATTAATTGCTCGGTCAGTGTCGACGGATACGAAGAAAGCTACGAATGGTTTAGACGAGGTAGCTCTTGGGAAAAAATATTGTCTGGCGTTAGCAGGTTAAAAAAATATAGTGATATCTCAATTAACTATTCATTGACTCCTTTTACTGTGCAAGACTATATAAAATCTAAAGATTTTTGGAAGTTTAATATTACCGCAATACCTATAGTCAGTCCATCTTATAGCAGTTTAATTAATTTTCCAAAATCTATTATACAAAGTATCAAAGATTACGACAAGATACCATTTAATTCATACTCTGAAGACAATAATATAGATATATATGTGGAACGGGCTAATAAATGGGATTCAATTTGGAATACTCCGGGGTGGGCGGACAGACTATTTTATTGGGTTAAAGAATACAATGATAGAAACTAAACAATATTTTAATGCTATAGATAAAACTATTATATCAAATATTATTGATTATTATCATTCAATAGGGAAATATGACACGCCGACTATGAATAAAGCCCCGGTTGGCAAAGTTTTAAGCGTATGCCAAGATATAATCGAAACATGTCTTAATAAAAAATTAGAGTATACACAGGGAAACTTTTATAAACACAATTCACCCTATCTTCCTCATACAGATTATAAAAGTTTCCAAAATGGAATTATCAACATAGTCATTCCTTTACATTACACCGAGTCGTTACCCCATCTTGTTATATTCGACCAAACATGGAGTCTTGATAGTGTTACATGGTGTATGCATTTACCTGTTCAACGATTTGAAATTAACATAGGAGTTAAAGGCTGCCCTTATGAATATCCTGTAGAAAACCTTACAAACCATCCTATAGACGATAAGTTATATAAAGATTTCCTCACGCATTACCCCAAAGACACACTGTTTGGGTTAAGTGGTAACTCGTATAAATTTGATCCCGGTAGTTTAATCGTATTCGATACACAAACGATACATTGCACGGCAAAAATGAAAGGTGAAAAAATAGGGTTGGCATTAAGATTCAAATGAAATATTCTATCACAGGTCATACACATGGGATTGGTTTAGAAATTTATAACAGATTATCCCCTAACATAATAGGTTTCAGCAGATCAAATGGCTTCGATATTTCTAATGCAGAAACACGGAAAAAAATTATAGAAATGTCTAAGAACGTTGATATCTTTATAAACAATGCTCACAACGGCTTTGATCAAACCTTGATGTTTTTAGAATTATGGAATATATGGAAGAACGAACCTAAAAAAACAATAATCAATGTTGGTAGTAGGATAGCTGATGTTAAATGTCTCACGCCAGAAAGACACAATTTAATAAAATATCAAGCAGAAAAAGTAATACTAAAAGAGATGTCGGTCAGAGTATCAGGCAGGTGTAAAGTAGAATATGTTTCTTTTGGATATGTTGGTACTCCAACAATATTAAAAAAATATCCTAACATGATGGAAAAAGATTATATTTCTGTAGATCGAGCTGCCGATTTGATACAATCAAAATGTAATATATAGTTATTTAAAAGAATTGATCAATGTCTTTAACCTTTCCATTAATTCTTACTTGTATTCTCTGGGAAACAACGGTTCCTACTCCATGCCAACAGTCGTCTTGAAAAATGAATACATCTTCGTCTATTTCAACCAATGAATCATCAAGCAGTGCAACTAATGGTTTAGAACCATTTTGCAAATTTAATGTTACACTTATATTTTTATCATAATATCCAGGTTGGCAGGCATCCTTATGCACGGGTCCGAAACCTGGGGGATCTATTATCATTGCCCTCACGTTCTGAACTTCGTAAAATCCAAGTTCTTTAACGATTTCTTGAAGGTAATTCGAGTTAAGTTCATACCGCCAATTCCATTCATCATATTGACTTCTTAAAGAATTTTTTCCCGATTTTGATTCATTTAAACCCTTTTTATAAGTAAAAGATACTCCTTGCCAAGAATTTATTTTTCCTGCAATAATATTGCTTTCGTGAACTATGGTCAAATCGTTATAATCTTTTCCATCGATCAAACTGAATTTTCTACGTTTTAGAGTTAAAAAATCCGGCGGCATGTGGTGAAAATAGGGTCGATTGCTTAAAATTTCATTTATTAACTTATTTTTATCGTATTCATAGAATAGTTTTTGGTATTTTATCATGGTCAAAAGCAATAATTTCCTAATCATATAACGTTTATTTAAAAAAATAAGTATCGTAGTGATAAAAATTCTTAGTATTATTGACTGCAGTAATTTAGAACTAAACAATAAATACATGGATTAGCAATCTTAGGAGTCAAAACATGCCATTACAGATCCGTAGAGGAACTACCGCTGAAGTTAACAGTATAACACCATTAGTAGGTGAACTGATTTACAATACACAGACAGGAAGTGTTCTTGTCGGTGACGGGGGAACTGCTGGCGGCGTGCCTATCGCCGGAGTGTCATTAAACGAATCTAAAGATGCTGCTGCTGCCTCGATTCTAGCGGGAACACACAAAAATATAAGTTTTTCTTATGATAGTGTTGCAAAAACACTGAGCGCTACTGTTGATATTTTAACTCACGAAACGATCGTATCTGATGCTATCGTGACAGATAAAATTTTTAACACAGCATCTACGGTGGTCATTGATGTAGATACTGCGACAGTTAATGGCACGTTGATCGGAAGTGTCACCGGCGATGTCAAAGGTTCCGTTTTCGCAGACGATTCAACTCTTTTGGTAGATGCTATAGACGGTGTTCTTAGGGGAACATTAGTAGGAACCGTCACCGGCGATGTCAAAGGTTCCGTTTTCGCAGACGATTCAACTCTTTTGGTAGATGCTGTAGACGGTGTTCTTAGGGGAACATTAGTAGGAACCGTTGCGGGTAACGTTTTGGGTAACGTTTTGGGTAACGTTTCGGGTAATGTTTTGGGTGACGTTTCGGGTAATTTAACAGGAGATGTCAAAGGTTCTGTATTTGCAGAAAATTCGTCCATAATGGTTGATGCGACAAATGGTTCGATCAATTTAGATGGCACCGTACAGGGAGACGTGATACCAAATCAGAATGCAAGTCATGATCTAGGATCAAATACCAATTCATTCCGAGATCTGTATCTATCTGGTGACGCAACATTAAGGGGAAACTCAGTACGTACTTTTTCACTGGCTAATTTTACCTCAGATACATCCGCATCTATAATTAGTTTTAACAAATCCAGAGGAACAACGTCATCACCATCTACCGTGAATATAGGAGACCGATTAGGAAATATATTATTCAGAGGATTTAACGGATCCACAGAACTGACAGCGGCAGCTATAACTTCTAACGTTGATAGCACTATTTCTCCTACCAATATTCCAGGCAATCTTGAATTTAACGTAAGAAATACACTTGGTGTATTACTAACTCCGCTCAAAATATTAAATTCGGGTATAGTAAGAATACTATCTGATACCAATTTAACCAGTACTAAAGTTCTTTTAGCCAGCTGCCATCATGATAGCTCAGCGACAACCACAGCGATAGGGTTATCAAGAAGTAGGGGATCAATAGAAGCCCCAACTGCTGTGCAAGACGGTGATCTTATCTATAATATAACATATGCTGGGTACGACGGTTTAGCTTATAGAGATAGCTCATCTATTCGGGCTGCGGTAGACGGATCTATTTCGAGTTCAATAGTTCCAGGGCGATTAGAATTTTATACTGCAAATTCGTCAGGTACACTAATAAAAAACGCTCAATTAGATAAAAATGGTGTGTTAAAAGTTGATAATATACAAGCCCTTACTAATACTTTATCAATTGTTGGGGATATTGTTGGATCAGTTTTTTCCGATTCATCTACTTTGTTAGTAGACGGAACAAATGGATCACTTAAATATTATGCGACAGTTCCGGGAGATTGGAGTGGTTCTGCACCAACAACTGTAGGCGAAGCTTTAGATAGACTGGCCACCTTAGTGAAAACATTGAATGCTGGTGTAGGTGCTTAACACTGTAATTTGCTGAATTATATTCATTCTTAAGAAATTCAAAAAAAATTTCCTATAAATATCGGATGGAACTACCTACAAACCGATTTTATAAAGTCAAAGATAAAATATTTCATAATAAAATCGAAGCGATTTTATATGCAAATAAAAGCAAAGAAGACGTCACATGGCATTTTTATCAAGAAATTTTTGATAAAGTAAATTGGTTAATCGAACCAGATCTCGGGTTAGATGAACTTTATGCAAAAAGAGCGGCCCAGATTAGAGATCAGTATGATTATATAGTTATATTGTGCAGCGGAGGAGCTGATAGTACAAATGTTGTAAAAAGTTTTATTAATAACGATATATTTCCTGACGAAATAATTGCATCGGCTCCGTTAGAAGGTTTGAATAACTACAATTTCAATGATACAGACAGTAGCCATTATAATACTATGTCTGAAACAAAATTTGCTCAACTACCGTTAATCAATGATATATCTCAAAAATATCCCAATATACGAATAACATTGCATGATTATTTCAAAGACATTTTAGATTATAAACCTGAAGAATGGCTGTATTTGTGTGAAGATTGGGTCCATCCTTCGAGCTTGTCGAGGTATAGATTTGAAAGGCATAAACATCTTAAAAATTTAGCTGAATCGGGTAAGAAAATAGCATTTGTTTATGGTATAGACAAACCAATTTTAGTCGTCGGCAAAAACTACGAATCGCTAACGGTTAGTTTTTCAGATTTAACAGTTAATGTACAAAGACCGCCATTCAATGAAAACTATCCCAATGTAGATAACGTTCTTTTTTATTGGACAGCTGATTTGCCCGAATTAATGGTTAAACAAGCGCATGTTTTAGGTAAATGGATTTTTCAAAAAGAAAATTGGTACGCTCTGCGTTACCTAACTGTCTACGATAGGGCTATGAAAACAAGTTATGTCGACAACAGGATGAGACATAGCAAATACGAAAGAGCTATTGTTCCTTGCATATATCCGAACACTTACCGTAAAGTTTTTCAGGCTGAAAAACCATCTAGTCTATTTCTAGGAGAACATGATTTCTGGTTTTACAAATTACATAAAGATACGACTTCGTATCAGATGATGCTGTCAGATTCAGTTAATTTTCTAAATAAAATAGACTACAAATACCTTAATAGACAAAAATCCGGATTGGTCACGTACCATAACACCTATAGTTTAGGACCATTAAAAAAATTTTGTACAGCTAGCGAAACTTTAAAATCAATTATAAATTTAGAAACTTTTTTTGGAAAAAAATTAAGCGACACCAAGATTCCAGAAAATTTTATAGACCTTTATTTCGGAATGTAAGTTCTGCTTTTCATAGGATTATATTCGTCTGTGGGACCGTCATCACTATCCGGATGAAAAGCAATTAAACTCATATCTGATTCATTAGTAATGAACCTATGCGATTCAAATCTATTTAAAATAAAACAATCACCTATGTTAAGTTCCTGTGATCGATCGTTAAATTCTGCTACACCAGATCCTGAAATTATCATTCCTATTCTTATACTAGGATGAACATGAAATGTTTGTTTGATAAATTTTGGAAAATACAAATAATTTATACAAGGATCACCGTTCCTGCAAGGAGAAACTAGATTAGAATTAGAACATCCATCTATGTAACTTAAATTCCCAGGTAATCCCGGATTAATTAAACAAATATATTGATCAGGAAAGTTATATCCAAATAAATCTATAACTATTCCGTGGCCTACTATTTCAAACTCGACGTTTACTGACGCTGCAAAAACTCCAGAAAATTTAAATTTTTCTGATTTTAAATCACCATTACACATGATAAATCGAGTGGTTTCTTTACTGGCAAATGATCGATTGCCATCTACTTTACTGACATAAATTCTATGTCTATCGTTATGCACAAAATCATCATTTATTAACTTGAACATAACTAATATCCTTTAAGTAATTTCATAATCGTACTTATATGATAAATACTTTTATATCTTCAAAAAAGGGCTAAAAATGGAAATTGAAAAAGAAATAGAATGTACCAGAGAATCTATTGAAATTCCATGGTTTTTCGATTATATAAGAGACAATAAAGAAAAATTTGTCGATATTTTCTCTTATACAGAAGAAACTTTTATTATTCCTGGCGATATCTTGATAGAAAATAATACAAGCGGAAATGGATTAGTTCAGAATAAAAAAATATATTTTAAAAATTACAATGTTTTTGACAGATGGCAGAATGATCCAACTTTATTATTAATTCAAGAAGAAAATAAAAAATATAATGAAGAGAACGGGATAATAATGAATTTTATGCGTATAAAGGATTTAGTAACAGATATCGTTTTTGTGTCAAGATCTTCCGATTCTAATGATCCTGAATAGTCTGATTAACATTCTTGTAAACTATGGTCATCAAAGATTCGTATCCGACCGATTTTGAAATTTTGTCGATCATTAGTTTGTTTTGTAAATGTATAGATGAATATATTCTATTTTTCGATAGGTTAATCGCTACGTGATTTAAATATTCATGCATAACTTTGTATAATCCTTTCTTCCTGTGATTTTTTTCAACAAATGCTATATTAATCCAAATAGCATTTTTATATTTAAACTCGTCATAAAAAATAGATGCAGCTCTTTCTTCTGAGTTTTCAAATATGATAGCTCCTGTCGCTCTTGGTGGAACATGGTTTATCATTTGATATCCTTCATTTTTGTATTTTTCATGGATAGATTCATAATATAAATTTAGATTGTCATCAATTTCTTGATACCAATTTAAATTGAAATTCATTAAAGAAATAAAAGTATCTGGCATGTTTATAAATATTCCGTAAATTACTTATCTATTATGATCACACCGAGATACAAAAATTACTACACTATCCAAGGTACCGGAATAAATTTTAATTTAAACATATCAAAATGTTCTCGTGCGGTAGGTACATACCAAGAAGAGTTAATTAATAACGCGATCTTTCTAAAAGAAAATACAAAGAAAGACATTTATGTATTCTATAGTGGGGGATTAGATAGCGAATACATAATTAAGATCTTTCTTTCTCAAAAAATTAAAATAACACCAATTATCGTTTCATTAGAACCAAATTATAATTCGTTTGATATTTCATACGCTATAGATTTTTGCAAATACAACGATTTAAAACCTATTATAATAAATTTTGATTTCGATAACTTTGTAACTTCGGGTGAGTTTCTTGAAGTGGCTCGATCTGCCAATTGCATTGTGTATCAATACCCGGTATTCTTAAAACTATCAAAAACGTTGGACGGTACTATAATATTTGGTAGCGATCAACCCCATCTTTGTAAAGATGATAACTCTGATACTTGGTATTTTGACGAAAGAGAAAGGATAGTATCAGTTTGGTATAATTGGTATAAAAACCAAAATTTAGACGGAACCCCATCATTTTTAAATTACAATCCCGAAACATTGTTATCATTTCTATATGAACCAAGAATAAAAGATCTTGTGTCTAATAAAATTAAAGGCAGAAAAGGTACTAGTTCTAGTAAATTAATGATTTATGATAGACATTTTAAAGATATGCGGTCAAGAAGCAAATATGATGGTTTCGAAATTATACGAACATCTAAAATTTTTAGTCATCCCGATATTCAAATGATCAGAACTGATCCTATGGATTATTCTATACCCCACAATGGGTATTTTAAAATATCTTATAATTCATTGTTAAAAAAATTAACTCAATGAAACATAAAATTTTTATAACAGAAATTCCGAAAAAGTTTACAGTATGGCAGTGGATAATGAAAACCACCGACATTAAAAAATTAATGTCAACTATAGTGTCGCCAGTAAAAACATATACGATTTTAGATCTTATACACAATATAGATATTAAAGGTCTGACCAAAACTACAACAAAAATTATTGATACATTTGGATACCAAGGATGGAAGAACAATGTAGGAGAAGATCAAGCCTACGGGGGATTAAGCTTAACTTATAATCCCGAGTACCGTGATATCTCAAATGAGAATAGTCAAACTCTTGGGACATATCGCAATCAGAAAACAGAATATTTCTTTGATCAAACCCATAATTTCAATGACTTACAAAATACGTATTATGATACATATGGGTTTAGAAAATTATCTCCCTGCGCAGAACTATTAGACGCATTTCTTTTAGATTTTGATAGAACGTTAATCAGAAGTAGGATAGCCATATTAAATTCTCAACATTTAGATCCAACAACTATAAATTCCTGGGGGTGGCACAGAGATGAATCTGTTTTTGAAAATATACGAATTAACATACCTATCCAAACTGACAATAATTATCTTTTTCAACTATTAGGAAAATCGACTCTACATTTAAAATATGGACACATGTATTCGTGGGATACCAACGTTCCCCACAGAGTATTTCCTTATATAAATTCGATAAAAAATAGAATACATATAGTTTTAGGATTTAGCCCATGGTTCGATTACAATCCTTTAGATCAATGCTGGTGCAGCAATGAATTCTATGGTAAAATACACCCGTTCGAAATGCTTATTTCGGGTTTAATAAATAAAAAGATAACAGGTGCAAATTATATATGAAACTATTTTCAGCTTCGGCTATATCTTTATCTATAATACAAATAATTTCTACAATTGGAGCTATAATTGGGCTATGGGTGTTTAGTTTTGACTATCTGTCTATTATAGTTATTCTCGTATCATACTATCTATATAGTGGTATCGGAGTGAGTATGATGCTACACCGTTTTTACGCACACAAAAGTTTTGAATTTAAATATCCCATTTTAAAATATGTGTTTACCTGGTTCGCTTTAATGTCTGGACGAGGAAGTATTATAGGTTGGGTTCATGTACATCGAGAACATCATGCATTTTCTGACACTGAAAAAGATCCTCATTCTCCTAGTATAAAAGGATGGCGGGTGCTTTTTCCGCATTTGATGGATTACGGTAAAAAAATAAATGTAAGACTGGTAAGGGATTTACTTAATAAAAAACAAATATATATTAATGACTATTATATGTTGCTAGTATTATCTTGTGTCTCTATTTTGATAATCATCGATCCTTGGATAGCATATTTTTGTTGGTTTGTCCCGGTATCAATTACTCATTTTGTTTTAAACACATTCATTTATTTTGGTCATAATTTAGGGTATACTAATCATAAGTATAAAGATAATAGCAAAAACCTTTGGGTATATGGCATATTGCTCTGGGGCGAAGGTTGGCATAATAATCATCATTCGAATGCCAAAAATTGGAATATGCAAGAGAAATGGTGGGAATTAGATCTGATAGCCCCCCTTATATACTTGGTAAAAAAATGAAAAATATATTTTCTAGTAATACTTTAGGAGTCCAAATATTCGCTATCATAAGCATAATCGGCACAATTATAGGAATTTACAGTCATGGATTAGACTATTTTGCTCTATTACTTATTGTTATTGGATATTTCTTATATGGATGTCTAGGAATAGTGGTCACATTCCACAGAAATCTCACCCATAATAGCTACGAGACTACTCCTATAATAAAAAATTTATTTTCACTACTGGGATGCTTCGGTAACACAGGTAGCCCATTAGCATGGACTGCTATCCATATCAATCATCATTTAAAAAGTGATAAAGTAACCGATCCTCATAGTCCTAAATACAGAGGATACAAAATATTTTCATTATCGTATGATGCACGGGTGGATGGTAACACTAAATGGAAAATGAGAAAACTTATAACAGATAGATATCAACAATTTTTACATCGTTACTATTTTATAATTTTATTTTTATGGAGCCTAATCCTATTCATATTAGGGGGATCATATCTGATGATATTTTTGCACTGGGCTCCTGCCTTGCTTACAGGGATCATGAGTAATGTTGTAAACTACATAGGACATAAACCTAATTGGTTTGGAAGTTATCGTCGATATAATTTGAAAGACCAGAGCACAAACAATTGGCTATGGGCGATTCCTAGCTGGGGAGAAACATGGCACAACAATCATCATAGGCATCCTAAGAACTACAGTTGCGGTGAATCATGGTGGGAAATAGATGTATCAGCGATGATAATAAAAATAATTAAAATTTAATCAATGGTTAATTGTGTCATACTTTATGGTAACTCAGATTTTCCTACAGGGCCTAAAGCAGCCGGTCCATTTAGAATAGCGTCAGAATTAAGAGATAACGGGTATACAGTACAGACGATAGATATAGCAATTTTTAAAAAGCTAGATAAAGACTTAAAAGATATTTTAACGAAGTTTGTAGGTGTAGAAACTTTGTGGATAGGTATAAGCGTAACATTTCTACATAAAATTTTAAGTTACCCTTTTAGTTTGCAATTAATAGATGATGAAAGATATAAATCGTTAAATTTTGAAACACTAGAAGAAGAAATACATAAACTTATTTCTTTCGTTAGATCAATAAATCCTAAAATCAAAATGATATATGGTGGAGCCAGAAATTACCGATTAGATAAATTGGGGTTTATAAAATTTGAAAAATATGTCGATAAAGAAATTGTAGATTTTACAAACTGGTTGGCTGGAAAATCCAATAAAATAGACCTTCAATTTTATTCAAACCATATAGTCGGAAAAGAATTCGAAGGGTTTACAAAATCATCAATAAAATACACAAAATCAGATATAATTGATTCCAAAGACGTACTTCCATTAGAACTATCCAGAGGATGTATTTTCAAATGCAAATTTTGTAGTTATCCTTTAAACGGTAAAACCAAAGGAGAATGGATTAAACAAAGCCATGTCTTAAAAGAAGAGTTAAAAAGGAATTATAATGACTTTGGCGTCACTAATTATTCCTTTACCGATGATACATACAATGATAGTGTAGACAAACTTAAAATTTTATATGACGAAGTTTATTCAAAACTTTCGTTTAAGATAAAATTTGCCACATACATAAGATTAGATTTATTAACAACTTTTCCAGAAACCTTAAAAATTCTTAAAGAGTCTGGATTAAAAAGTGCAGTTTGCGGAATAGAAAGTACCAATCCAAAATCTGCTAAGTCAATTGGAAAAGGAATGGATCCAAAAAGACAATTAGACTTTGTAAGAGAAATTAAACAGGACGTGTGGAAAGATATATTAATTTCTGGGAATTTTATAATCGGCTTGCCGCATGATACTAAAGAAACTATAGATGATTTTGAATCATGGCTTTTAAGTTCAAGCAATCCATTAGATTATTGGTATGTTTTCCCGTTAGGAATATTTCCTTCTTATACGAAAAAATCATATTATCAATCAGAATTTGATTTAAATTATGAAAAATATGGATATGAGATTTTAGATTCATCTAGTGAATTTTGGAAGGTATCTGGTTGGGTCAATAAAAACACAGGATTAGATTATGATTACTGCACTGCAAGATCAAAAGAGATTCGGCGTAAATCATCTTTTACGAATTGGAAATTTGGTGGTTGGCTATGGACTTTTTATCAAGAAATAGTTAATGATTATGATATAACTAATCTCTCTCAATCAGAAATAATAAAAAAATATGATCTACTATCATTTCGAAATAATAAAGTAAATGATTACATAGATCAACTCAAGAATATCAATCACGTAATAGAAAAATAGGATCAGGATCACATTTTACAGTGAGGCTTATTCTTGGAGAAAAATTTTCGTCCATTATTACCTGATGAGGTGTCATTACTTTAAATACAGTTGGCATATCCAGTACAAAATTATCCACTTCAACTGCAGATTCTTGATCACATAAAATAAATGGAAGTTTATTTTTTTGTACTATTTTAACATTAGGTCTGGCTTTAAAAAATTTGGTTTGACTATGCTCACAGTTTAAAATCGGAATATTAATCCTGGTCTTATATTCATAGGTATCAATATGAACTAGACTATCACCATTTTTTATTGTTTTATATAAATTAAATCTAACCGGAGTCAAATTTAATTTTAAGAAAAAGTATAGAGTATCTGCACAGTGATCAATAACACTCTGTTTGTTTAATGGTATAAATCCGATAGTTTTATCATTTAAAATATCAGTATGGACTTTGAGATAGGTTAAAAGCTCAGATTGAATACTTTTTATATTCTTTATATTAATTTTTTTATAATTCATCTAGCATGTGGACAGGGTCATTTTTAAATTCTAGTGCCATAGTTATTCTCGGAGTATTTTTTTCATTCATGATAGTGTTATGAGGTACGCTTGTCCTCATTATCCATGGACCTTTAATAACAATACTATCTCTAGCCCTGTAATTATTTCCTGGTTTGTAGCTTTTTACCCCAGAATCGGGATTTATCCATTCAACTAGATCTGATGATTCATAAAATATTGTTCTTGTATTATGTGCATTTAACAAAGGAATCAATACTTTGGCAGATGGAGGAGATATGTCTGTATGTACAGGAGAATGCTTATTATTGTACATAATAAAAATTGATGCGAAATAAGGCTCCATATTCAGTTTAGAAAATGCATCTAGTATAATCGGACAACAATTTAATAATTTATTAAAATTTAAAATATAATAACTTGCGTTATTCAATCTTCTATTATATATTTCGTCTATAGATTTAACAAAATTAAGAGATTTTTCGGTTATTTCTTCAATGTTTGGGATCTCTAAATACTTGTAATATTTGCTCATAAATATAATTTATCCTTATAATTTTAATAATATGTAAAATGATAAAAATTTTAAAAAACTTAGATAAAACAGCCATTGAAGAAATTCTACGTACTTACCAGACATTAGATTCACAAATCCAATGGCACAGTTCTGTAAACTCGAAACAAACAAGCGTACAATTCAAAAAAGGAGAAGATCATTGGGCAAGTTCTGTTGGTCGGCAAACAGGGGCAGAAACTGACTACGATCAATTAAATCCTTTTTTTAAGAATACAATTTTTGAAGATATCATAACAGAATATAATTTATATAGAAGTAGACTTATGTGGGTTTTACCTTATAGATGTTATAGTTTTCATAGAGATAGACTTCCTCGAATACATGTTCCTATCATAACTAATGAAGAATGTTATTTTTTATTTAGGACCGGGGAAATAAGGCATTTAACTGTAGATAAAATATGGCTAACTGATACCAGGCTAGCACACACATTTATTAATACTTCTGACTATGAAAGATTGCATTTTGTTGGTGTAACTGCTGATCAATAATCTAATCTAACGTGCTTAATATTTTATCATGCACACACTTATGGGTATGCTTCCCAGGATGACTTAAATCTCTCGCAAAATCATTGTCTGCCCATATTTCATTTGTAAAAACTTCATTAGAATTGTAAGTCTTAAATTTAATTCGATATGAATTGCATATATTTTCAATCGCTAATATGTTCTTCTTTTGATTGAGGAAAGAATTATTATTGTTCAGCAACCACGTTTTATAAAATCCATTATTCAAATATTCCGATTTTTCGTGCCTAAAAAATAGCACATCTTCATCATCCCAGAGTTCTAATCTAGTTGGTTCTGGACTAAGACAAATTACTATCTTTGGTAATAACTTCGCTATGTAATAATATGCAAGTCTAAATGAAGTATCATTAGAACTTGCACCCAGAGCTAGATTATAATATTTCATATTTAGGGATTTAGATAACTGATAAGCATATACTTCTTCTAATTGTAATCCGGTTCCAAATGTTAAACTACAGCCCAAAAATAATATTGAATTTCTATCGTGAGAGAACTCGTCTGATCGAAATCCTTCATTATTAAAATTATAATAAATTTTTTTTTCTAGCCAACCGTTGACCGCTAATAAATTTCTATTTTTTTGCAAATTACGAACGAATCTTTCCTTCGTATCAAATAATTCCCATTCTTGTGTGGTCCCAGAAAAAATTTTCCAAGGATGACTATTTAACGGAATTTCCATAAGCGTATTTATGGTCGAAGTTTATCAATAAATATAGTTATGGACGATATTTTGTTCGCTAAAATCATTTTTCCAGATTTAAACAAAGAAAAATCTACATACGAAATTATGAAGATTGATAAATCTTATTGGTTTTGGGATCCCTATAGAGCAACCAATATGCTTTCACTAATGACAAAAAATCCTGTCCCCGGACCATTTGGAACTAAAAATAATCTACAAGGAGAATTTCAATGGTTGGCTTATACTCCCCCAGTGATAATAGATTGGTTTGAAACATACGTTTTTCCGTGGATGGGAACTAAAACCAGAATTATGGCACTGCTTACAAACCAGAAATCTAAAAATTTAGAACATGTAGATTGTGATAAAAATTCGATCTTCACAAAACAACATAAATTTAGAATAGTTTTAAAAGGAAAAACAGAAACACTGTATTTTAAAACTGATAAGCATGATGTGTATGTTCCAAATATTACATCACCATTTTTAATGGACGGAAGTTGGCCTCACGGAATGAATAACTTCGACGATGATTATAAGTTGACTATAGCAGCCGGAGCTCCTTGGGTGGGTAACGATTCATACACCAACATAGAAATTTTAATGAAGAGATCAGAATTCGTTTTCCCAGAGGATTACAAAATTTATTTCAAAAAGGAATTTTCTACGTGAATGATTTTATCTTAAAAACTTATGACAATTTAACGATCCAAGATAAAGAATTTTTTTTTAATTTTTGCCGAGATGCTTCGAAAGAAACGGAAAAATCGGCGTCTGTTAATATGTGGGCTAGAAATACCTTTGTTAAACCATGGACTCTGGGATATCGATTAGAATCTACTAATGAATTTAAAGAACCGAATGGAAAATTTTATATTCTATACAATAACAACGAAGTAATTGGATGTAGCGGTATACATGTAAGCGAATTTCATCCTTTGATATTTTCGGCTGGAGTAAGGACTTGGATCAAAAAAGAGTATAGGAATCAATCTATTAACAAAAAATATTTTTTCCCAGAACAACGATCTTGGGCTATAAAGAAAGAAGCAAAAATAATATTTCTGTCATTTAATGAGTATAATAAAAATTTAATACAGGTTTTTAAAAGAAATAGATTAGGCGAAAATAAAGAAAGAGTTACAAATAGAAATAAAAATGACCTATTCAGTAATGGACTTAAAATAATCGATTTTCCGCTGATTATTAATCAAACAAAGCAATGGATATGTTACGAAATTATAGATGAAGATTTTGATTACGATTGGACTCGACTTGCGTACTCAGATGATAGAAAAGAACAAATTTATACAAAAGATCTTTCAAAAAGATTTTAAAAATGGCAGAAATAGTATTGTTTACATGTATAGAAAGTGGAGGATTTTTCCGGAGTATCGGAGCTTATCAAATAGCTAATGCGTTAAGACAACAAGGCTATACAGTACAGGTAGTTGATTGGTTATCTACTATTATTTCCAAAAATAATAGCATTTTCCTTAATATATTAGAAAAATATGTATCAAAAGATACCTTATGGATCGGGTTTAGCACTACTTTTTTCTTTCATAAACCTAAAAAGAATTCAAATAAAATTAATAAAATCGATGAAACATTTAAAAACAATATTTTTGATAACAAACAAATTACCGAGATTAAAGATTACGTTTATTCAATATCTCCAAAATGTAAATTTGTTCTAGGGGGCGGCAGAGCATATATAGAAGATACTTCCGGACTAATAGATGTTTTTATTTTAGGATATGCAGATCAATCAGTAATAGAATTCACCAGATTTTGTCAAAACAAAAATCCATTTTTCCAATATAATTTATCCAAAGGAAAAATGATAATAAACAATGATACAAAGGCAGTTAATTATGATTTTTCAAATTCCAAATTCAGTTGGCATGATTCGGATCATATAAATTTTATGGAAGCTCTGCCAATAGAAATTTCTAGGGGATGTATATTCAACTGTAGTTATTGTTCGTATCCGTTAAACGGTAAAAAGAAATTAGATTATATTAAAAATCCGGAAATATTAACAGAACTATTTCTTTCAAATTACGAAAAATACCAGACTACAAATTATGTTTATTTAGACGATACACACAACGACAGCACTGAGAAATTAGAACTACTATTTAATAAAGTTTATTCTAAATTACCGTTTAAAATTAAATTTTGTACCTACCTTAGATTAGACTTACTGAATGCTCATCCAGAAACTATTGAATTATTGTTATCAAGTGGATTAGTAAGTTGTTTTTTTGGCATAGAAAGTTTAAATTATGAATCTAACCGAGTTATCGGTAAAGGCATTAAACAAGATAAAATTATTTCCACTTTGCAAAAAATAAAAGACGTATGGAAAGAAGATGTTAGGACTGAGGGAGGATTCATAATAGGATTGCCAAACGATTCTGTCGAATCAGTTAAATCATGGGTGTCTACTTTAGAAAATGAAAATTTATTACATAGTTATAGATTTCATTCTTTAGGAATTAATCAAGTTTTTAAACAGAAACCATGGTCAAGCAAATTTGATCAAGATCCTATAAAATATGGTTACAAAATGTTACCAAACAATCATTGGATTAATAATAAAGGTATGACGTCGTTTCAAGCATGGCAAATTTATATAGAATTAGAAAAAAGGCTAGGCAATAAACTTCCATGGACTGGTATTTTTGATTTCCATAATCTAGGTGCAAATTTTGAAGAATGTTTTGTCAGTGATAGAATAGAAATGTATAAAAAATATTATAACAATAAAATAGAACTATATAGTAGTTACTTAAGGAAACTGTTACATGAACAAATTTAAAGAAAATCACTTGCGAACTATATCTAAGGTTATTTCTTGGAGAGTTCTTATAACAATCAGCCATATGGTTAATGCATTCATAGTAACAGGAAGTCTGCTAATGGGTGTTAAGATAGCAGGACTTGCCTTGGTAATTAACAGTGCTTTGTTCTGGATCCATGAACGTGCATGGAACATTTTTCAGTGGAATCGTCGAGAGAACGAAAAATTAAATTTCGCAGAAGGCCATCCGAGATCTATTTCTAAAGTAGTATCTTGGAGAATTTTGATCACCGTAAGCAATTTCGTGATTCCATTTGTCATGACCGGTAGTTGGGGACAGGCTGCGCTATTTGCGGGAATGGCTACTGTAGTCAATATCATTCTATATTGGAGCCATGAAAGGATTTGGAATCGCATAAAATGGGGGAAATCTGTAGAAACAAATATATCATACATATCATAAAAATGAATGAAATAGTTGATTATGGCATTAATTTTGGTTTTGATAATAATAAATTTTTTGTGGATTATATCTCGTGCGGGTCAGACATTGGAAATTATAGGGAAGAATTTAAAAAACGTGCAGTAGAATTATCTAAAGCAAGCAAAAAAATATTGTTAGGATTAAGTTCTGGGCTAGATAGTCAAGCAGTATTACATAGCTTTTTTGAGCAAGGCATTAAAATCGAATGTGCATTTTTATATCAACCTAAATTTAATGAAATAGAATACAATCAATTAAAAATTGTTGCTAAAAAGTATAACATAAATCCTATTATTATAGAACTTGATCCTAATAACATTAAAGAAGAAATATTAGATCACTATAATCAAACAGGAATCCCTCCTAATCAACTGATACACAAAAAATTTCTACAACAATTACCAGAAGACTACGATTTTGTTCAAGGAGTACACGGTCCTGACATTTTTTATAGGAACAATACTTGGTATTCCCTAGATTGTGCAGATTCTATGGAAATTTCTAGGCTGAGAGGGTTCGGTATGCTGGAAAGGAAAGGAAAAATAATATGTTGGGAAAGGACTGGTTCTATATTATTAAGTATTTTAACAGATCATATTACTACATCATTTATGTATTCGTATAACTATATCGCCAGTAACCATCTAAAAACTACAGGAAAAGAAATTAACTTTATGAAAGATCACTGGGATATCTACATCAAACCCTTTCTATATGGAAAATATTGGAAAAATGAGTTAGAATATTTTCCTAAATATCAAGGGTGTGAAGGTATTGATTATGTCATAGACGGACCAAAACACAATTATAGGAAAAATCGTGTAGTTATAAAATACGATGCATTAATAAAACATCTTAAAAATCCTAAAGGAACAATTAAAAGAATTTATGAGTTTGAAGAAAATAAAAAATAACAATTTTCCATTGATTTTTAACTTGACTGAATATAAACTAAAAACGTGGTCGTGAGCAAATTGGCAAAGCTCCCGCTGGACCCATAGTCCAGAATGGGGACGGGACGATGAGTATAACTCGCAGTCTTTGTAGGTTCGAAACCTACCGGCCGCACCATAACATAACATAAGTAAAATACATTTTATAAGGAAAACAAAATGTCAAACACAGTAGAACAATTAAAAACACAATTCGACGCATTCCTGGCAGAAGATGCTAAATTTACAGCAGGCAATGGATCTGCCGGCACCCGTGCTCGCAAAGCACTGCAAGAAGTGGCCAAACTGGTCAAGGCCCGCCGTAATGAAATTACAGCAGAGAAGAATGCTCGCAAGGAAGCCAAGGCCGGGTAATGGACTACGATGCATTTTCTAGCGGTCAGGTCGTAAGCAAACTATGGTTAGCCCAAGAACTAGAACCGATCGCTAGAGTGCATGCTAATCCAGCCAGGATAGTTTTAGTAGGCGGTTGGTACGGAGTTTTTAATTTCATATTAAGGGTGAGATCAAATATGTCTATAGAATCTGTCAGAAGCATCGATATCGATGCAGACGCCTGTTCCGTAGCAGATAAGATTAACGATACTTGGGTCTGGCAAAATTGGAAATTCAAATCTATTAATTCTGATGCCAACGACCACGATTATTCTAACAGTAACCTAGTCATAAACACCAGCGTAGAACACATAGACACGCATCGATGGTTTGATAATATACCAAACGGGTGTTTGGTAGCATTACAAAGCAATGACATGGATCACGAAGATCATTGTCATAATCACGGATCGCTAGATGATTTCAAGGGCGATTTTTCGTTATCGGAAGTTTTTTATTCTGGCATCAAGCATTTTGGGTATCCAGATTGGGGATTCAATAGATTCATGATCATAGGAAAAAAATAAAGGACGATTTTATGGACGACAAAGACAAAATAATTGGCAATGAAGATACTATGATCAATATCGATTATCTCGGTGGTGCCGCTGGACAATCTGTTCTGAGTTTTGATTGTTCAGATACCATAACTTTAGATACATCGATAACCTCACCTTGTACTATCACCATACCAGGATACAGTGCGCACTACAATTACCCTAATACATTTACTACCAGCAGCGGATCTGGCTATACGCTAGGTGGAAGTATTCTCAACGACGGTATAGTTAGTATAGGTAATGACGGTATTGATATCCGAGAAGGCGGGGACATCAAGATCGGAAACCAAAGCCTCAAAGAATTTATGACGAAAATGGAACAGCGACTGGCTATCCTAGTTCCAGATCCTGCCAAATTAGAAAAATTTGAAGCACTTAAAAAAGCCTATGAGCATTACAAAACCATGGAAAGCCTCTGTTTCGACGAACCGATCGATGATGAAAACAAATGATAAAAGTCTACGATGATCTCATTCCTGTACATCTGCAGGATTTTTTTGAATTATCTATCCTAGGACGCACCGACAGAGAAGACGAATGCCTACATCCCACCATAGATCTTCGTTGCAAATACGAAAGCACGTCTAGGGAAAACGACCATACTCCGATAAGTTTTACGCACGTATTAAAATCCAGTTCTAAAGTTTCGAATCACCTAGATAATTTTGGTCTCATTCCGCAGATCGTTTGCAGCGAAGAAAATGCTATCCTTAGAGAAATAATCACCGCAAGGATCTTTCTGACCGTTCCCCATAAGACAGACTTAAAAAATTATGCTGCGCATACCGATTTTGATTTCCCGCATCATGTCTGTCTTTATTATGTAAACAACGCAGATGGACCTACAGCATTCTATGATCAGGAAGGAAAAGTCGTCGATGAAGTAATGCCTAAAAAGGGCAGAGTAATATTCTTCGATGGATTGATCAAACACGGTGGTGGAATACCTAGGAATGGCCCTAGATGCATCGTTAACTATGATATTTTAATAAAGGAATAACATGAATGTTCGCTTGGTATCCTATTCAAAACCCTCAGATGAATTTGCAGTCCTCGGTATCCAAGATGCGCAGGAACTCATCGCGTTCTGCGCCCGTGTCAGCAATCCCGCAAACCAATTCAATTCAGAGACATCAGAGAAGCTTATCCGATATCTTATTAAACACGCACACTGGAGCCCCCTCGAGATGGTCTCTGCTTGCTTGGAAATCACGACGACTAGAGACATCGCAAGACAGATCCTTAGACACAGATCGTTCAGTTTTCAAGAGTTCTCACAGCGATATGCTAACCCTGTCGAGGATCTTAATTTCCACATTAGAGAAGCACGGTTGCAGGACACAAGAAACAGACAGAACAGTGTCGAATTGGATATGCAAGACCCCAAACAAAGAGAACTTGCACGTCTATGGGCGGAAAAACAACAGACTGTCATTAGAGCCAGTAGAGAAGCCTACACTTGGGCTGTATCTAACGGTATAGCCAAGGAGCAGGCTCGCTGTGTCTTACCGGAAGGCAATACTGAAAGCCGGCTGTATATGAACGGCACACTGCGTTCATGGATCCATTATATAGAATTACGTGCAGCCAATGGTACCCAAAAGGAGCACATGGACATCGCCCGAGCCTGTGCCGAAACCATAGCCAAAGTATTTCCAATGGCAGAATCATTAATTTCCAATTGATATTGACAGGTTTTTAAAGATCTCGTATAATTAAGTTGTTCGACATAGAGAAAATATTATGAGAGCAAACTACTGGTCATGTTCACGGTTCGCAGATTGGCTGCGGGGTACCGCTAAAATCAAAGCGGGCACCGGCAAAGAATGGCGCCTCTGGGAAGAAGAGGCCAAAACTAGCCATCCCATCCGTTATTGGATCGTCGAAGAGGGTCTCGATTACCTCCAAAATTTCGTCAATTGGCCCGCGGATCGACTTAATGACATCCGCTATTATATCAACAATCGCTGGGTCAGCCATACTCACAGGCTTACTGCTCATCCTAGAGATATCAAACCAGGGTCCTGGTCAGACGTAGGAAATCGTTTCTTGCCTTGCTTGTTTAACGAACTAGTCGATTTTGTAGAAATCGAGCAGGCTTGGCATCATGTACTGTGGGACAAAGAAGCACGTGAAAAATATCAGACACCTTGGAGTCGAAATTTCTTTCGTTTTCGTACGTGGCGCTGTTCAGAAGCAGGCGTCGATCACTTGAAGTGGGCTATGACACTGACTAACGAAGAATTCTTAGACGAAGATGAGAAGCATCTAGCAGAACCTACCTATCAGGCCAAAGCAGCCAAAGAAATTCTAGAACTTTATACTTGGTGGAAAGAAGTCTATCCAAATCGTCCAGATGTCCACGATGCTTCAGGATGGACTGCCTACTGCGAAATGCGCCGTGAAAAAGGTTATAAGTTTCTCGATATGGAAGATAAGACTCCTGAAGAAGCGGAGATGTGTAAAACCGCTCTTGACAAATCACAAGAGTTGGAATTACAATATGCTAAAGAAGATGAAGAAATGATGATCCGATTAATCAAAATAAGAGAAAGTCTGTGGACCTAAAAATCATTTTCAATAAGATCCAATCAGCCTTTGATTGGCTAGAGGATAATTTCGAGCCCATTGAAAATCGCTGGTTGGTATTTCTAGTGGCCTGTTTTTTGATCATCTTGTTCAAGGCCGGGGGTGCGACGGGTATATCTCTCCTTATAGGGTTGTTCTATATCATGTATTTCGTAACCCTAAAACGATGATGTCTTTCCGAAATTGGGTACATAATCTCTGGCTCGAAAACTGCGAGGAGCGTCAGACGTATTCAGTTGGTGTTCGGCTTACTGAGCAGGAATACTTTCGAAGATTCAAGTGGTGGCTGCGCCGAGAGTGGCGGCATCGCCGGCAACAAGAAATTAAAAGGGAGAAGATAAATGAACGATTCAAACGATGGGCTTGAACGTCTGTATCAGGATTATTGGATGATTCATGCACAGAAATTGGAAAAACATGATCCTATAGAAGTGGCTGCGGTGCTCGTAGCACATGCTATGACATTATACAAGACCGTCCTAGACGACGAGGATTATAATAAAATGGTTGACGATATTGGGCGCATGAGAGATCGAGTAAAAACACTAACACCAGAACAGGGGAACTATCACTAATGAACGCACAAACTCCAGCAGAAGGCATCATGAAGGTAGGCGATTATGGCAACGCTAAATTTTATAAGGTCGCTTGTCAGTGTGGTAGCCACGATCACGATCTTGATTTTGAAGTCGAAGCAGAAGAACCCAATGTCAATGTTAACACCTATGTACGAGTAAAGACAGACTATTGGACAGAATCCGTCAAGAAGCGTTACGATATCGATAATCCTTATCTACAAGAATTAGACTGGACTCTAAAGGATATCTTTAACGGACTTATTACCCGCTTGAAGTTGACCTGGACCGTTTGGACCAAAGGTTACGTCAAATGCGAAACCACTATCGCTATGACCAAGCAGCAGGCTCTCAACTACGCAGAGACTATCCGATCTGCGGTCAACGATGTAGAAACTTTCGAGAAAGCACAGAAGAATGACTCCCAGTAAAAGCCCAGATCGGCATACCTTCCAACGAGAGGGCTATGAGAAGCGCCAGGCTGAAAAAGGCGAGCCTGTCAACGACGATTATCTCGATATGTTCGCCAAGATCATCGAGGATCACAATTGCAAATGGGACGATCCTCAAAGCAAAGAACAGAATATGGAGTGGGATTTGGTTACCACAGATTGGATCCTAGCCAAGGTCCGTGCCGACGAAGCCTACGCACAGAATTTGTATGCGGCTATGTGTAATAACGGTTTCATTAAACTGGAAGTGATCCCCGTGCTAAAAGGAGAAGAATGGTCTTGCTCCTGGCGCTATGCCGGAGGCATCGTCGCGGACATGCGGCAAGAAGGAGATTACATCGATTGGTATTGCTCTGGTATCCGAGATACCTTCTATGCCGACACCAAAGACTATACCGAAGAACAATTAGCTAGATTAGACATAACTAAAAGATATGTAGGCGAAGGTTGCATCACCGACGAGATCCGGACAGATCTCCAGCGTCTTGGTTGGGCGGTGGCGCCCGATGGAGATTGGCAAAACTTTGAATAGGAGATAAGTGAAACAAAATGACCTGGGAACTATACGAGGTCTGGTCCGACACAGATGGACATGAAGAATTGGTAGACACTACCAAAAGCCGTAAAGAAGCACAGGCACTAGCCAAAAAAACCTTGAACGAGGGCGCAGACGAAGTTTGGATCTGCCGAGAAACCGGAGACGGGGACTACGAAGAAGTGGATCGATTGACAAATGCCTAGCCAGGCAGTATAATTATTATATTAACTAGACAAGGAGCAGATCTAAATGGCTGGCAAATCCAATCGTAAAAATTCCATCGCCGCATTGAAAACCGTACATCGCGAAAAACGAGTGCGTGATCTCAGTCCGAAATGGGATGGACAGGAAACTTGGACTACCGATCAGTTTCTAAAGTTTTTCAAAGACAGCATGGACTATTATCGTTTGGAAAAGTCTAACAAGGATCTCAAGCCCGAAGTGATCAATTGGATGGGCACAAACGGCTATACCAAGGACCAGATCAAGGCCTTTAAAGATACTAAAGATCACCGCTGTAACAATACCACAGGTGCTATCGCAGCCAATCTCAATCGTGGCATGCCACCGGTACGCAGTGATTTCAACAATGGCAAGAATACCGCGCTTTGGTTAGGCAATCAGATCACAGAAATCCTAGAAGCAGGCAAGAATGACTACGAACTCGAAGTCGTAGACAACAGGCCCGCGGTTCCGCAGATCTCTATCCAGGATCGCTTGCGAGAAGCATCATATGCCATGACAGACGAAATCGAAGAGGCGCTGGATAGTTTCAGCCGAGATTATGAAAATTTCAATCCTAAACAGTTCAAAGTGCTGAATCTGCTCAAAGGCAAGCAGGCCAAAGCCGCACACGCTCGTATTATCCGCGATATCTATGCTTCGCAGTTAGCAGAATACGAAGAAGTCCTAGAAGGGTCGTGTCCACAACTCAAAGAGGGCTATGCTCATATCTCTAAGAAAAACATCAAGAAAATCATCGAATTCTATCAAGAAATCACCACAGCCTGCGAAATGTTGATGCAGGAAGCCAAGGTCAATAAAAAACCTCGGGTCCGCAAGGCTGTGCCCACCGAGAAAATCGTAGCCAAACTCAAATACTGCAAGAGCAACGAGCCTATGAAACTAGTTTCCGTGAATCCCACAGAGATCGTAGGCAGCAAAGAACTGTGGATCTACAACACCAAAACCCGCAAACTAGGCAAATATGTAGCCGCAGAGTACCAAGAATTAACGGTCAAGGGCACATCTATCGTCAATTTCGATGCTAATCTCAGCAAACAGAAAAATCTGCGCAGGCCCGAAGAGCAACTCAAAGAGTTCAAGGCCGCGGGCAAAGTGGCTCTACGACGGTTCCTAGAAGATATCAAAGCCGTAGATATCAAACTCAACGGACGCATCAACGAAGACACTGTGCTGTTGAAAGTACAATAATGATTATTTTAAGGATTGATAAATACTGGTATGAACAATACCAATCTCGATCAATCCTTGACAGATCTCAATAAAATAATCAAAGATCTGGCGGCTGCCGCACACCAGCCCGTAGCGCAAGAAGTAACACAATTTCTAGAGTTTAGAGCCAAAAAAGGCGAGAATAACAATGGTAAGGGTGTTATCTGGAGCGGTGATGGATACACCAAACAATTCATTTTTGCCGCCAATCCAGACAAATTTTTCAGTTCTGAAAGCATCGATCTAAACAAAGGCAAATCTCTAAGCATAGGAAATGTAAAAGTATTAGATGAAAAAGAACTGGGTCCTAACGTAGTAAAAAGCAATCTACAACAGGTCGGACGATTAAAAGGTTTGATCGTCGACGGTTCTGTCAGTATCAATCAATATCTTATCTACAATGCCGCCACTGATCGATTGGGCATCGGAACAGAGGCTCCTAATGCTGCCTTATCTGTGGCTGAAAATGCCATAGAAGTGATGCTGGGGACCAACGACGAATTTCATGGTATGGTTGGCACTTATGCATCTACTGATTTTGATATCGTCACGGATAATACCACTAGAATCAATATCGGCGCCAATGGAAACATCCTATTAGGTAATTTTTCCAGAAATCCCATACAGGTTTCTATCAATGGTAAATTATCTATAGGCGTTAAGAATCCAGATCCCACAGTAGATTTACATGTGGCAGGATCAGTGAGGTTCGCCAATCATCTCCAAACATATGGAGCAGCACCTCCCAGTGAAGGCACACATGCAATGGGCGATATCGTATGGAATAGTTCTCCAAGAGTCGGTGCTGGAATTGGTTGGGTTTGTCTGAGAGCAGGCAGCCCAGGTGCCTGGTATCCCTTCGGCGAAATCAAAGAAAGAGGTTAATATGCAGGCCCTAGCGATAGGGAACGGCGAAAGCCGTCGCAACATTGATATCAGTAGTTTTCAAAATCACACATTAATTGGTTGCAATGCCATACACAGAGAGTTTCAAGTAGATCATCTCATCTGTTGCGATCAACGCATGGTGCGAGAAGCCGTCGAAAATCCAAACACAATCAATACTACTATCTATGTCCGGGATCTATGGTATCATTATTTCCGGAAGATACGCAAAAATAAAAATATAAGCCTACTGCCCGATCTTCCATACAAAGGAGATCGTAGACACGACCAACCTATACATTGGGGGAGTGGTTGTTACGCTGTGTTATTGGCTGCATTATTAGAGCATCGGGAGGTTTCTATGATAGGGTTTGATCTCTATGCCAGGGAAGATCGAGTAAACAATATTTACAAGGGCACTGCTAATTATGCTGGAATAAATTCGTCTCCGGTTGATCCAGCCTATTGGGTTTATCAAATAGGACAGGTCTTCCATTATTTTCCCGATACTATTTTTAACATCTATAATTTTAGAGAATGGTCTATCCCGAAAGATTGGCAAAAAAATAACGTTCAGTTAATACCTATAAATATTGACACAGCATTCAATACATCTTATAATAATTCATCAGCGGTCTTCAATGGCATTCACCCCGCTTTATAAATTCTGCATGTCATCAAACTTGCTCATTTATAAAGGAGACTAGAGATGGCAAATTTCCAACCAGTGACATACAAATATGTCAGCACCAAAGAATATCACGATTCATTTCCCTGTGCTTATCGACAATGGCGTGCCGATAGTCACTGCAATCTGATACACGGTTACAGTTTTTCGATGAAGTTTAATTTCGGAACCGACGACCTCGATGTACGTAATTGGGCTGCTGACTATGGCGGACTCAAAGAATTAAAAGGTATCCTCGAAGATCAGTTTGACCATACGCTTCTTGTGGCTGAAGACGATCCTGAACTCGAAACATTTAAACTTCTGCAAGAAAAGAAAATGGCCAAACTTACTATACTTCCTCGACTAGGGTGCGAAGGTTTGGCAGACATGCTGTACAAATATGTCAACGGTGTTTATATCCCCGATATGTGGGGGGCAGGAGAAGCAGAAAGACTTTGGTGTTTCCGCGTAGAAGTGAGAGAAACTCAGAGCAACATGGCTTTCCGAGAAGGTCATAGATGTTGGAATGAAGAGTTGTTAGGATGAAGATAGCCGTAGTTGGTGCTGGTATCACAGGAATAACTGCCGCCTACTACCTGGCAAAAGATGGTCACGAAGTAACAGTCTACGATCAAGAACCATATCCTGCGATGCGTACTAGCTATGCCAACGGAGGTCAAATATCTGTATCTAATTCAGAAACTTGGAATACTTGGGCCAACGTCGCTAAGGGATTCAAATGGATGTTTACTCAAGATGCTCCTCTCTTGATACGTCCTGATCTAGATCTAGACAAATATGCATGGCTGATGCGATTCCTATGGCACACGCTGAATGGTTCTCAGAGACAGAACACCATAGATACTATCAATCTAGGTCTAGAAGCTAGATCATTGTACAAAGATATCATCCAATCGGAAGGGCTAGAGTTCGATCAGAGTTACTGTGGTATCTTGCACTTTTATAAAAATCAACGATATTTTGACGCCGCTGTTGACATCAAAGGCCTCTACGAAACCAACGGCAGCGAATGGGATATCGTAGATCTCGAGAAGATCATAGACATAGAACCCGCACTGAAATCCAGTTCCGGTATCATAGGAGGAGCATGGACTGCCAGTGATTGGACTGGCGATATACATAAATTCTGCTACGATCTCTCAGAAACTATGACAGAAAAATATCAGGTAGAATTCCAGTTCAACGTCAAAGTAGAAGATCTACAGGAATTGAAAGCCTACTATGATGCGGTGGTAGTCTCCAATGGTGTAGGCAGCGTAAAGTCCGCTAGAATGGTCGGTGATGATCTGCCTATCTATCCTGTCAAAGGCTACAGCATAACCATTGAGCTCGATGACCAGAGTCTTGAACATGCCCCATCAGTCAGCCTGTTAGACGATGAAGCCAAGATCGTCACGGCGAAACTAGGTCGTAGATTGCGAGTAGCAGGCACTGCGGAGCTCTGTGGTGAGAATTACGATATACGGAGATCCAGGATCGAACCCCTGTTGAGATGGGTCCATGAAAATTTCCCCGAGATCAACACCTCTCAATATTCCAGTTGGGCCTGCCTGAGACCTATGACTCCAAACATGATGCCCATAGTCCGGCAGAGCTCACGAGAACCTAAAATATTTTATCACACTGGACATGGTCATCTAGGGTGGACCATAAGTCCAGCCACAGCTAAAAAATTGGTTAAATTATTATATGAAAAACTTTAATATTGGCAAAACAGTGGCCAGCAATGAGAATAAAATTTTCCTCATCGCAGGCCCATGTCAAATAGAATCAGACACTCATGCTCAACATCTCGCAGGATCTATCAAAGAAATCTGCGACGAACTAGACATAGATCTCATATACAAAAGCAGTTTCGACAAAGCTAATAGATCCAGCATCGATACCAAAAGAGGCGTAGGTATCGATCGAGGACTGCAGATATTAAATGATGTAAAAAAGAAATTTGATCTATCAATTTTAACAGACATACACGAAACAAATCAGGCTACAGAAGTCGCTGCCGCAGGTGTTGATGTTCTACAGATTCCCGCTTTCCTGTGCCGGCAGACTGACCTATTGCTGGCTGCGGGCAAGACCGGATGCGCCATTAACGTAAAGAAAGGCCAGTTTCTCGCACCTCACGATATGAAGAACGTTGCTGAAAAAATCGCCTCCACTGGCAATGAAAGGATAATGTTATGCGAAAGAGGTTACACTCATGGATACAATAACTTGGTTGTGGATATGCGTAGTCTACCCATTATGGCAAGCACCGGGTATCCGGTGGTCTTTGATGCCACACATTCTGTACAGCAGCCTGGAGGAATGGGAACGAAATCAGGCGGAGATCGCGAAATGGTGCCCTACCTGGCGAGGGCTGCTGTAGCCACGGGCTGTGTAGCAGGAGTGTTCATGGAAGTGCATGAGGATCCTGATCGTGCTCCTTCAGATGGTCCTAACATGGTCAATATAAAAAATCTCTATGAGATTTTAGAAAAATTGCTAGAAATTGATAAAATAGTAAAAATATAAATGGAACACGATAGAGGTCTTCTTAAAGAAATCCTTAACAAGCAGCAATGGAAACATTATAAAAGTACAGGAGAATTGCCTCCTGATTTCGTATATCCAGAAGCCGAACCTATCCCAACAGACCCTACGGATTTTATCACTGTGCTCTGCGTGAGATTCGGCAACAAATATGGTCCGGAGTATGTAGAAAAATTGCGTAACATGGTCGCTAGGCACTTAACGATACCATATGAGTTCTGCTGCCTCACAGATGACCAACATCCGATCGAAGGTGTGAGATCTATAATTAGACCCAACGAAGGTTACACTAAAGGTTGGTGGCACAAGGTTCATATGTTCGATCCCAATCTAGAGTTGAAAGGCAGAGTATTATATATGGATCTCGATGTTATCATACATGATAACATCAATAGATTAGTCGTTGGTCAAGAAAAACGCTTTATGGGAATCAGAGATTTCAATAGAAAATTCAATCCTAATTGGAATATCCTCAATAGTTCGGTGATGAGTTGGCCAGCAGGACTACATCCCGATATTTTTACTACCTTTAAAACTGATCCAAAAAAAGCCCAAAGATTACACGGGGATCAAGATTGGATCTGGCAGGTAGCCAAATCTCGCATTACCTTTTGGCCGGATCGATGGATACTTAGTTACAAGTGGGAAGTCAGAGATCGCAGTGAAATTTTATATTCGGGAATTCAGCGAACATTCAAATCTATAAGGAATGCTCCGATACCTAGAGATTGTTCGATATGTGTATTTCATGGAGATCCAAATCCCCATGATATAAAAGATCCATATGTTGTTGACAACTGGCGTTGATCATAATATAATAATACTATGACTAAACGTATCGGTTTCGCCTGCAAATGGATCGACTATCCCGGACAGGTTGATGGAATCAAACCCAAGGACGACTGTAAAAAATACAACACAGGTTCTACTACTGTCGCTTGGTTAAATAGACAGACCAAGGACGTGGCTGTAGAAAAACTATGGTCATTGATGCAACAGAACATTGAATCTACACGCCTCCTTGTAGAACGAGTAGGAGCATTAGATGAAAATCTTAGAATGGTACGACTCAGCAGCGATATCCTTCCTGTGTACACTGAGCCAACTTGGAGCTGGTTTTGGCGGACTGCCGATGTCAGAGCCTATTGCCAAAGAGAATTTGGACGAGTGGGAGATCTTGCTCGCGAGAAAGGTGTTCGCCTTAGTTTTCATCCTGGCCAGTTTACTGTGCTTGCTTCTGATAATCCAGATATTGTAAATAGAAGCATAGAGGAGTTTGAATATCATGTGGATATGGCTCGCTGGATGGGATATGGCAAGACGTTTCAAGACTTTAAAATCAACGTCCACATCGCAGGCAGACAAGGTCCAATGGGAATCGTTGCTGCGCTGGCTCGTATGACTCCAGAAGCTCGCAATACACTGACCATCGAAAATGATGAGATTACATGGGGCACCGATGCCAGTCTGGAACTGGTAGAACACTGTGCTTTAGTGTTAGACATACACCATCATTGGATACACACAGGAGAATATATCAATGCGGAAGACGACCGTGTTAAAAGGATTATTGACAGTTGGCGCGGTGTGCGTCCTGTCATACATTATAGTGTGTCACGGGAAGAGCATCTTACTGACCATCCCGGACACCAACGCCCCGATCTTCGGACGTTACTAGAACAAGGACACAAAAAAGCCAAACTCCGTGCTCACAGCGATTTTATGTGGAACACTGCCTGCAACAAATGGGCATTAGAACACGGCGAATGGGCCGATATTATGGTAGAGGCCAAGGGCAAAAATCTTGCCAGCTTTGCCCTCTACGAAGAAGCTAAAAGGATTATTTCTTTGCCGCTGGCTTGCGACCACGAGTCGTTGCTTTCTTAGCAGCAGTTTTGGCTTTTGTAGCAGCCTTTTTAACTTCTGTTTTAGCTTTTTCAACAACTACAGAAACATCTGACGCATCGACTTTACCGTCTTTGTTCACATCAGCAGTGGTCTGTACACCGCTAACTGCATTTTGTACAGCGGCTTTGACATCATCGGCGTCAACTTTACCGTCGTTGTTAACGTCTAAACCTTTAGAATTTCTGTTGAAATAGATAAGGGCGCCAACGACTACTGCTGCTGCGATTGCTAATAAGATTTCCATGGTTAAATCTCCTTGTAGGTTATTTACCACGGTAAATACAGTCATGCTACATTTTATTAAAAGTCTGACCGAAAGCACAGATCGCAGAGAAATCTACCAAGAAAAACTAAAATTTGGTAAAAGTGAACTGGCTCCGGTTATGAGCGAAGATACTATTAAGTATCACTATGATGGACTGGCTGCCAAGTATTCAGAGCGTTATAATAAAGGCGAAGGTGATCCAGATTTTAATTATGGCGGTGCTGTTCTGCACAATATTTTCTTTGCTAACTTGACCCCTCCCAGAGCTGCTAATAAACCAACGGGGCTCAGTAAGTCTTTGATAGAAAATAAATGGGGAAGTTTTGACGAGTTTAAAGACGAAATTGAAAAAACTGTTATGTCAATTCAAGGTAGCGGGTGGCTATATATGGATACCACCGGAGAAATAAAAACTATACGCAATCACGAGTATAAGAAGAACATGAAGATTGCTCTGTTGATAGACTGGTGGGAGCATGCTTGGGCTCTTGATTATCAACAGGACAAAGTTAAATACCTTAACAATATTTGGCGTATCATCAACTGGGACACAGTTGACATTAGACTACAAGGAGCGTAAAATGTTAGATATACTATTTTGGATAGCAGTAGGGGCATTCATTGGTTGGAATTTTCCACAGCCATTCTGGGCTAAAATGATCCAAGAAAAAATTCAAAACATGCTGGCGAAAAAACCGCAGGAGTAATAAATGGCATACAGCGATAAGGTTATTGATCATTATGAAAATCCACGCAACGTAGGTTCATTTGATAAGAACGATGAAGATGTTGGTACAGGAATGGTGGGAGCGCCAGCATGCGGAGACGTGATGAAACTGCAGATAAAGGTCAACGAAAATGGCATTATATCCGATGCACGTTTTAAGACGTATGGATGTGGTTCAGCGATCGCGAGCAGTTCGCTGGTTACGGAGTGGGTCAAAGGTAAAACTCTTGAGGAAGCTGGTACTATTCGAAACACGGAGATTGCCAAAGAACTTGCTCTACCGCCTGTCAAGATCCATTGCTCGATCCTCGCGGAAGACGCCATCAAGGCTGCGATAGAAGACTATAAGAAAAAACATTCAGAGGCGAATTAACAATGGAACACCTCATCATGTATTGGGCATTAGTCGTTGCTCCTGCAGATTTAGGTAGAGTAGATACTGTTTTTCAAACCTACGAACCTTGCCGCGTCCAAGCAGAACAGTATAGACGCATGGGGTACAAAGCAGACTGCGTACCCACTAACCAACTAGAAATTTCTCGTAGCGAACAGCAATTACGTAGTCTAGCAAATTTGCTCTATGGTAACACTGACAGAACTAGCAGCCACTAAGGTCAAAACTAATCTAGAACGCAGAGGGCAAGGCCTTGGTATCCGTCTAGGTGTTAAAACTACAGGATGTTCTGGTCTTGCCTATGTGTTAGAATTCGTAGATAAAGAATCATCCAACGACTTAAAATTCACTAGCCATGATGTAGATATTTTCGTGGATCCCAAAAGTCTTGTCTATATCGATGGTATAATCATGGATTGGCAAAAACGGGGCCTTAACGAAGGTTTTGAGTTCATCAATCCGCAGGAAAAGGATCGCTGCGGCTGTGGTGAAAGTTTTCGAGTTTAAAATTTTCCCACTGGCCAATCTATACTGGCAGGCATGTCCCAGATTTTTTTACGTTCAACACCCTTGCGCTGGGCGAATCTCTTAGCATCACAATTATTGCAGCAATGGAAATAATTATTGCTGAGCCTCCTGTGATCGATCTTTTTCAAATCTCTTTCAAACAGTTCATCGCAGTTATCACAACGGAATATCGCTACGACTTTTTTCCGTAGATAACGATGTGCGACACCTAGTTTACTGAATCTAGAATATTGATTATCGACGGTTTTCTTTTTTAAGAACATCAAGTATTTACATTCGGCTTATAAAATTCTTTGGTAAATATACTATAACCATTTACTAGGGTAAAATATGGCACGTAAAATCATTGATATAGGTACAGTAGGCAACGATGGTACCGGCGATAGTATTCGCGATTCCTTCCGCAAAGTTAACGATAACTTCCGTGAATTATATAGTTCATTGGGTCTTGGAGAAAGACTTACATTTATTGGCCTAGATGATACTCCCGGCGCATACGTTGGGCAGAATGATTCCGAGTCCGGAAACACTCCTGTGCTCACGGTCAACAATACCGAGTCCGGTCTACAGTTCAAAAAAATAGTGCCGGGCGAAGGAATAAGCATAGATTTTACCACTGACCCTAATGAAATATCCATCAGTTCTGAATTTTCGCAGGTTGTGGGAGATCCTAGTCCACAACTAGGGGGAGATCTCAGTACCAAGTCAGGAGGTTTTCAGCATAGGATCATCGATCTAGGGACGACCAATGATCCTCTATTTCCAATATTCGAGCATGAAGCAACCAGCAAAGGTTATGTAGATACCAAACTCAGTATAGCAGGTACGGAGGCCATAGACCCACGAACTGGATTGAACGATACCAGTTTTGGACGCATGACCGGGCCATTGGTATTGGCTCGTGATCCCGTTCCCGATGACGACGAAGTCTTCGGAGGATTGGTCGCAGCCACTAAAAGATATGTAGATAACTCTGCATTCGGCAGCGCCGTGAACCTATATGTGGCTACCAGCGGAGAAGATGATCGCCCAGGAATCGCTTTAGAATTCCAAGGTAGGGCTCTGGCCTATGCTTATCGCACACTAGAAGCGGCATTAAAACGAGCAGAAGAAATCATGCTCGAATCTAGATTAGAGATAGGGCCATACAAAAAAGTTCTAACATACGACAATGGTGCCAATGACTGTACTCTAGAAGTTATCGACGATGCTCCTAGTGCCGGTAGCGGATTCAGCGGACAGGTGCTGATGAGCGTAGATTCAATTTCCGTCGTTTATCCAGGAGTGAACTATCTAGTAGGTGATATCATCACCGTGGCAGGAGGAACGTTCATAGAACCTGCCAGATACCAGGTACTTTCAACAACAGCAACACCCGGAGGAATAATCACTGTTAGACAATTAAGTTCCGGAGTCTATACAGCATTACCGGGGTCTACAAACGTAGACACCACTGATAATAGTCCTATACCACATCCGGATATTGCAGACCGGGTGAAATTCGATATCACCTATAAGGTTAACAATGTACAGGTATTACCAGGAAACGGAGGTAGCGGGTATGGCCTAGTTTCTGTTCGTATCGTCGGTGGCGGGGGAACTGGGGCATTCGGTACCGCAGATGTCGTCGGAGGATCGGTGGTCAGCATAACCATAGACGACTCCGGTACTGGTTTTACCAGCCTTCCTGCAGTACAGGTCAGCCTTCCTAGATTCCTAATCGAAACTAATGGTCAACGAACAGACTTTACCGGCGATGTATCCACTAGCACACCCGAAGCGATACGCACTAGAGACCTCAGAGAAGGATTATTTCTAAGAGGAGAAACTTCAGGTGCTTTAGCACAGATACTAGCACATAGCGGAGAACTAGACAGCGGTGGTCGAGAAATATTTGACGTAGATATCAAGTTTGGCGCTTTCCAGATCGGAGAAGTTATATCTTATGGCGATGTATCTAGACAAACACAGATAACAGTGTTAGTAGAAAGTGGCATCTACGAAGAAAATCTTCCATTAAGAATTCCCCAGAACACTTCTATCGTGGGAGACGAATTTAGACGTTGTATCATCCGACCGAAACCAGGTATAAGTTCTAGCCCCTGGGCTTTTCTAAAATTCCGCAGAGATCTAACCATAGGCGAAGATGGTACTGACCAGATCTCGCTGACTGATAGATTATTCGGATATCATTATCTCACAGATTCGGCAGATCCGGTATATCCTTTGATCAATAACAGAGGAGCCTATAGATCAGCGGCACAATTATTAGTTTTAAATAGATCTTTTCTACAAAAAGAAGTCATAGGGTGGATCGACTATCAGATTACTAATAATATTGCTCCTTTCGTAGCGGCCTTTGACTATAATAGGAACCTCTGCGAAAGGGATGTAGGTCTTTTGATCGATGCTATGGTGTTCGATCTACGCTATGGTAGATCGGATAGAACGGTCAGCGCCGCATTAAAATATTATTCTAATGCCAGCGGATTGATCGCTATCGGAGCGCAGTTAGACGAAACTGTAGCGGCGATCAGACGACTAGGAGTCCTGGCGCAGGCTGTGATACGCAATATTGAAATCACAGAGTTATATCAAGAAACTTTTTTACAGGTAATAGATGGAGCATTCATCGCAGAGGTTGGCACAGGCGGTACTTCTTTCAATATCGCAGGTGCCGGTAATTTTGATCCTGTGATAATCACTTCCGCCACTCCACACGGTCTAATCAATGGTGATAATGTGATCATCGATGCAGTAGGCGGTATGACTGAACTTAACGGCAATGATTATTTCGTTTCGGTAGTGGATAGTACTTCTTTTAGATTGTTCAACGATGCAGCATTGACAGATACCGTAGATGGTACTACGCTAGGTACATACACTAGCGGCGGCACGGCCTATAACAACGGCGGAGTGATCGGTGCGCTGATCAATGTCATCATAGACGTTATCGACGAATCTGGTCCGGGATTTGGATCTGTAAACACACCCAAGAACAACGATCAGATGGATATGTTCTTGTGCAACGACAGCGTACGGTTACAGGCCATCACTGGTCAAGGACATGGCGGATTCATGATGGTCTTGGACCCTACGGGGCAGATATTGGCCAAGTCTCCTTATGCCCAAGAATGCGCCAGTTTTTCCAAGAGCACAGGCAGACAGACATTCGCTGGCGGACAATACATCGATGGATTTACTGGAAACATAAAATTTGAATTAGTTGGTAAGAGAGAGATCGCTGTCGCTGCTATGCTCGCAGGAAGATCCTATACTATCAAGACTCCCGGCAGCACCACTTTTACATCACTAGGGGCCACAGATAATAATATAGGAACAGTCTTCAATTACAACGGATTTCCAGTCGCTGGAAACGGTACCGTGGAAGATAACAGTTTCTTGTTAGTAGAAGGACTGGATAGATTTCCCCAACTGCCGGCATCTTTCATCGTACAAGACACAGTTTATAGAATCAACTATGTTAGAGATTTTACTTTCAATGTGGCTGGATCTACGGCATCATTCGTTCTAGACGAAGCCACACCCTGGCCATTCGGTATATTTTCATACGATGACGATATCTGTTACAGAGATGTAGGATTGATCATCGACGGCCTGGGTTATGACATCGTGCTCGGTACTAACTACCATATGCGCAAAGCAGGCCTGACCTACAGGCAGGCCAATGCGGCCGTGGTGATTGTTGATCAATTGGATCTCACTGCCAGAGCGATTTCTTATGCACACGATCTCGCTATAGATTATCTTGCATTGTATCCAAGCGCACAGTCGGTGGCAGAAACTAGCCAATTGGTATTAGACAACATCGTAAGGAACGGGGTTACATTTGCACCAGCATTATCTTTTACCAATCCTCCGGGATTGACTAGCAATATCATTAATGCCAAAAGTCTGTTACTTGCTAATTTAAACTATATCGCAGATGAAGTTGTGGGTTATGTTACTGCTACCTATCCCTCTTTGACTTATAATACTACTACCTGTGCTAGAGATACACGATTTATCGTAGAAGCATTGATCTATGACATTACATATGGGGGTAACAGCCAGACCAGAGACGCGGGGATTAGATATTATAATGGAGTAGGAGATGCTATCGTTTTACAGATACCCTCGGGACAGTTATCGGAAACTGCAGATGCTATAGATTATATTAGATATCTTTGCAAACAGGTTATATTAGATCTTCCGCCCGCAGTCACTTACAGCGTTACTTCACGAATTTCAGGCGCTGTGAGCGATGTAACCGTGCAAAATCTGATCGAAACATTATTACTGGAAACTTCAGATATAGTAGCGAATGGCGTAGGTGCCGCGGCAGCCGAGGTACTTCCAGATCTAGATGCTTATGCATATACAACTTTAAGCAAAAATGCGCGAACTGCCTTGCTGGCAGAAAAAATCGACATACAGCAGGCAACCATAGAGTTCGTGGACGATAATGCCAACATCTATGAGGTGTTGATGCCAGGTAACAGATCTATGTTGTCGAATGACTTTACACAGATCAATGATCTAGGTTACGGTATAGTTACACAGAATGGCGGATTGGCAGAATGCGTTTCTATGTTCACCTACTACTGCCATATTTCTTACTATGCGGTCAATGGAGGACAGATCCGGTCAGTGGGAGGCTCTAGCGCACACGGAAATTTCGCCCTGGTCGCAGAAGGTGCGGATCCTCTAGAAGTTCCTACCCCGGTCACACTATATTATGATCTGGCCCAGGGTGCTGATGTATATTTCCCCAGCCCGACATATGCCAATACTGTCAACGGATTGATAATCTACGTAGACAATCTAGTATATGCTCCTCTGGATCGAGGAGAATTAGAAATCGATCATGGGCTAGGCAGCATCTATAGATATCCTATAGCCACTAGCGAATTCGGCGGAGATCTACCTCCTGGAGTGGCTAAACTGAGTTTGCAGAGTTCTGAGGGGGCGGGAGTAGAAGGGCTAGCAGCAACAGTTCCCGATGGAACCCGGGTCACTGTTAGACAGAATGCGCAGACAGTTCTTACCGGTGATGTAGTAGATGTGGCTGTGCGACCATCTACAGGCATGGTGCTTCGAGAATCGCCCACGGTCTATAGAATCTTGCAGTTTGAAGAGTATCAAGATCCCGTAGGTGAAAGGACCTGCACGATCAGTATATCTAGTCCCGCAATTATCACTAGAGTGGCGCATGGTCTCCAACCGGATTATCAGATCAGCTTGGCCACTACCGGTTCTCTGCCCACGGGAGTCAATTCGGTAGACATATATTACGTTTTAGCGGATGGATTCACTGCCGACAGTTTTAGTATCTCCGCGACCAAGAGAGGAACAGCAATCATTACCAGTGGTAGCCAATCTGGCACACAGGGATATTTCGTAGAGGGTTTGGCCAGGACTACCCTAAGAGAAAACTATAATTATGTAGATCTTTCTATATGGCCTAGCCAACCATTCTCTGCAGGTTCACAGATCTGTACTATATCTATAGCCAGCCCTGCTGTAGTGACACTGGTAGGTCATGGATTTCTCGCTGGGGACACCATAAAAATTGAAACCGACGGATCGTTGCCCACGGGAATAATCAACGGTGGACATGTTTTCGTAAAAACAGTTCTGAGTCCAAATACATTTACCATCACTAGAGAGGCTATTCCTGGATCAGTGGCAACAGATACCAGCGGTACACAGAGTGGTGTCCATCGCGTGGGTAAAATCGTGGGTGCGGCGGGGGATTCTACCTTCGCAGTAGTACCTCTAGGAGGAGATGAGAAAGATAGAGTACTGAATACTTTGATCGTGTGGAAAGGTGTAGAACACGAACTAATAGCCTATAACGATGAAAATATCACTGGTCAACCTTTTGCCACGATAACACTCGATCCACCGTTAGTTGACAGTGTGATCTATTTCACTGCGCTACCTGCATTAAAAGGAGCAGTTCCTAAAGACGAACCGGGAACATTGACCATCAGGATCGGCCTGACTAGGGTGACTTCTCATGATCTGCTAGACATCGGTACTGGTTCTTATTCGGATACAAATTACCCCAACGAAATATATGGACCGCCGGTTAACTCCTATAATCCTGGACAAGAGATACAAGAACGAGGAGTGGGGCGAGTTTTCTATGTGACCACCGACCAATTCGGTAACTTTTCAGTAGGTCCATATTTCCGGGTCGACCAAGGTACTGGTACTGTGACATTCGCGGCGTCGATCGCGCTGAGCAATCTAGACGGAATCGGATTCAAGCGAGGTGTTCCTATCTCAGAATTTTCTATAGATTCGTCGATGTCGGATAACGCTACTGATTCTGTACCTACCGAAAACGCTACGAGAACCTATATCGATCGTAGATTAGGTGTTACACACGGCGGAGGAATCGTAGCGGGAACTTCATTGATCCCTGCGTTCTCGGGTGGATTCATGAGCCTAGATGGACAGTTATCTATGAAAGGCAACATGAGCATAGGCAATTTCAAGATCACTGATCTTGCGGATGCCACGAGTCCTCTAGACGGCATCAATCTACGGAGCATGACTTTTGCCAATTTCCAGGATGCTTCGTTGTCCAATGTCAGTGCTGCGGATATATTGACATTCACTGGCGCTGGAAATATAGTCCAAAATTCCACTGTGATAGGCGATATCAGTTTTAATATCGACAGCACGGCTAATACTGTAGACGCTCAGATCAACCCAGGATCGATCTCGAACTCGGATATCAATATATCAGCAGCGATATCTCAGAGTAAATTAGCAATGACGGCTGCTTCTACCCGAGCCAATGCCACGGGAATCGCTCAGGCAGATCGAGGATTAGCCAGTTTCGATTCCGCGCAGTTTGACGCCACCAACGGATGGATCAGTGTAAAAAACAATGGACTCACCCTCAATAAACTATCCCAGATAGCCACTAAAACCGTAGTAGGAAATTCCGGATTGACCACTGCAGATCCCGCAGCAGTGACATTTACCACTGTGGTAAATGATGGTGGCGCTATCAAAAAATCTCAGTACAACAGCGGGACTGGATATCTCCGCAGGATCGGATTTACTTCTACGGCAGATGGTGATTATGCCATCGTAGATGAATCAAGCCCCAACGTAGTCAGCACTTTAGTTAAACGAGACAGCAGTGGTGATTTTGGTGCTAGAAATGTTTCTGTAGAAAGACTGTTAGTCGATACCAAAGTCACGATAGATACCACTACCAGCGCCACAGGAGGTTATACACAGTACCACGGATTCCTGGGACAGGTGGGTATTTTAGTAGGCGACGGATCGCTGGCCACCGATAAGAGGAGTTTCTACGATAACGATGGTCATACGTTTCGGACTCAAAACGGTCTCAGCAATGCTCCTATCATATGTTCTTCGGTACAGGCTGTCGCGCTGACCGCTGGGGCTTCATCAACTACAGGAACAGTGACTGGGACTTGGTCACTGTCTAGTGGAAGCAGATGGCAGGCCACATACTCTGCCGACCTAGCAGAGTATTACGAAGGCGATCGCGAATATGAAGTAGGAACTGTATTGGTATTCGGAGGAGACAAAGAAGTCACGGTAGAAGGCAAACAAGGCAACACCAAAGTGGCGGGAGTGGTATCAGATTCTGCTGCTTTCGTCATGTATGATGCCTGCCCTGGACATAAGAATCTAATCGCATTGCAAGGGCGTGTTCCCTGCAAGGTCGTAGGAAAAGTACGCAAAGGAGATCTAATCATAACTTCAAACATACCAGGAGTCGCGATATCTTCGGGCAGTGAAGCACGAGCAGGAACCATCGTAGGCAAGGCCCTAGTCGACTACGATTCAGATCATATCGGCACTATAGAAGTGGCCGTGGGAAGAACATAATGGCAAAACAAACTATCAATCCGGGTGCTGCTCCTATCGTATGGAGCACCGTGGATGAAGCATTCAGGGCTATCAATGATAACTTCACTGAACTTTATCTAACTGTATCAGGGGGTCCTGGTTCAGTGATCGATCTCACAGATCTAGGCACCAATCTCATACCTAGAGATACTGAATTCTATGATCTAGGATCTGCTGCCAAGCGATGGAAAGATCTATATCTCAGCGGATCTAGCCTTCATCTAGGCAGCGCGATACTGACCGCCACTGGTTCCTCGATCAATCTTCCTGCGGGATCGACCATAGGCGGCTCAGTCTTAGACAACGAATATTTTAGAGAAATCGCAGTAGCAGGTCAAAATAATATCGTAGCAGATGCTGGAGGTACAGATATACTAACTGTTGCATCCGGTACTGGTATCTCTTTAACTACCAACGATACCACAGACACCTTGACCATCGCGAACAGCGGAGTAACCAGTTTAACTACCAGCAGCGGTCTAAGCATCAATACGTCTGCCGTTGGAGCAGTATCTATAACCAATACCGGTGTGACTGGGTTAACTGCAGGGGCAGGGATTTCTGTCAATCAATCTACAGGTCCTATTTCTATCAGCAATACCGGAGTATTGTCTGTGACCACATTTGGTGGATCAGGAATCACTATCAATAATCCATCCCCGGGTGTTTTCGAATTCGTGAATTCTTTGCCGAACGTCCAACAAGATACGTTTAGAAGCATCCTAGTGGCTGGTCAGGCCACAGTGCAGGCAGACAACGCAGCAGATAATTTAATTTTGCTTAATGGTACTGGCATCAATATTACCACTGATGCTGCCACCGATACCATTACGTTCACTAATACGGGTGTTACGACTCTAGCAGGATCCGGCGCCGGTATAAGTGTGAGTGCTGCTACGGGATCTGTGAACATATCTAATACCGGAGTCACTAGCCTAGTAGCAGGCAGCGGAATAAGTGTAAGCACGGGTACGGGAGCAGTCACAGTCACAAATACTAGATTTGGATTCCAAAATTTCGCTGTGGCTAGCAATCCTAATCCTATACAAGCAGACAACGACTCTGATACATTTACATTCGTGGCCGGCGAAGGAGTAGTCCTGATACCCAATCCAACCAACGACAGCCTAGAAATCAATGTGTCATTTATCAACGGCAATGTATTTGCACACGATTCCACATTGTTGATAGATGCTGCAGGATCACAGATCTTAGGAGATATCAATACTGCTCGATTAAGAACTTCCGAAACGCAGATAGCGCTGGGTTTCAGAGCAGGAGCAACATCTCAAGGCGCCAATTCGATCGCTATAGGAAATTCAGCAGGCTTCCTTAATCAACCAGCTAATTCGATCATCATCAATGCCAGCGGTTCTGTTCTCAACGGTTCAGCGGCTGGGTTCTATGTAGAACCTATAAGAGAAGACACAGGACCTCAGGTGTTATATTATGATCCCACAGGAACCAAAGAAATAACATGGGGACCGGTGCCCAGCGGCGGAGGAGGCGGAGGGGGTGGTGGTGGCGAAAATTTTGAATTTAATGTAGCCGGTGATGATTCTACCATGAGAACAATTTTCTCAGGAGAAACTCTGCGTTTTGCAGGCGCTGGCGGTATTACCACAACAACTGATGGTGAAGGTAGAGTCACCATTACAGGTCCAACATTAGCCACAGTAGCTACCAGCGGAAATTATTTAGATTTAAGCAATCGACCATCATTAGCCACAGTAGCTACCAGCGGAAATTATTTAGATTTAAGCAATCAACCATCTATACCTGCTGCATATTCTGTAACCAGTATTGATGCCTTATCAGATGTTGACACATCAACTACTCCTCCAACAAATGGTCAAAGCCTAGTTTGGAGTACGGCCAGCAGCAAATGGTTACCTAGCACTGTAACCGGCGGCGGCGGTAGTGCTTTACAATCAAGAACTTCAATTTCTGCTAGCACAATTAGTATTGCAGATGGAGCCTCAAGTGATATTACTTTGACTGCATTTAAATCATATGCTTTGTTAAAAATTCAAACTTCTCATGCATCTTGGGTTAGATTATATGTTGATGGAGCATCTAGAACAGCAGACTCTAGCAGGGCCGAAGGGGTTGATCCTAGTCCCGGAGCAGGCGTAATAGCAGAAGTGATTACTACCGGAGCACAAACAATTTTAATGAGCCCCGGCGTTATTGGTTTTAATAATGACGGCACGGGCGCTACGCAACTTTATGTTGCTGTAAAAAATAAAAGCGGATCTGCAAATGCAATTACTGTGACATGTACAGTCCTACAATTAGAGGCTTGATATGGCATTACTTGAGTACATTAGACGCAGGAAATTTATTGTAACTGTTCGAGATCGTAGTGATCTCAATACAGTTTACAGTGAACTTGAAACTGATGGTAAAACTCCACAGGGTCTAGACCTATTAAGGCCTATAGACTGTATTGATCGCAGACCTACTAGCAGAAACACAGTGTATCTAATGACAGATTGGGAAGCAGCCGCATTACGTCAAGATCCTAGAATAATTTCTGTAGAGTTAGAACCTGCCGAACTGGGTATTTCAGCTGGTATTAATTCAACTACACAAACCAGCAGTGATTGGAATAAGTCTAATACTACTTCTAGCACAAATAAAAATTGGGGCTTGCTTCGCTGTGTCGAAGGTGAACAGCGAGTAGGGTGGGGTGGTACGGGCCGTCAAGGCAATGGTGTTGGTACTGCGGCACAGACAGGCACTATTACCCTTACACAGACAGGCCGGAATGTCGATGTAGTAGTCTGTGACGAAAACGGTTTGGTATGGAATCATCCTGAATTTGCAGTAAATGCTGATGGCACTGGAGGCACTAGAACTATTCAATACAATTGGTATCAGCATAATCCCGCAGTTAAAGGCACTGCTGCAGGCTCATACTCATACGGTGTTGGCGCCCATAGCACTCATGTTGCTGGTACGGTGGCTGGTAACACACAAGGTTGGGCGAGAGACTCTAATATCTATAATTTGTATTATCTAGCAGGAGACGACCTTGATTATACTTTTCCCTACGTTTATGATTATATTAGACAATTTCATGCGACTAAGCCAGTAAATGTAAACACTGGAAGAAGAAATCCTACTATAGTTAACAATAGTTGGGGCATGAGTATATTTCCTCCTTCGTGGAGTCTTAGTGATATAACTGCGGTAACATATCGTGGCATTAGGTATACGCCAGCTGCCACTCCAACAACTTTTCTAGGTACTAGTGGTGTTTGTAATGCTAATTCCAAGTTAGCAGACTTATTAAATCTAGAGGCAGGCGGCAATAGAATTACAACCACTGGTCCTTCACCAGCAGGTGCCGGTAATATTACCAGTAGGCCTGGAACTTGGAGCCAAGAGGGCGGCCAAGCCTATATCACAGAGACAACTGCACCAGCAGCTACCTATGCTGTAGTTGTACAAGGTCCTTGCACTGTGACACTGTTTTCTAATGTAGCATCAGGTGGGATAGCTGGAGTAACTACATTATCTATTGGTATCACTGCGGCCACAAGTGTTGGGGTCATAATCGCTTCCTATAATCAAGGACCAACCAGTTCCGGTGAAGGCGGCAACGTTGAATTAACAATAAATGAAGTGCTCAACTTACCACTGAACGAGGCATATACGCTGACATTCACCACAGCTTTAACATATCAAGAAGTTGCTAGTCCATTGACAGCCTTTGCTATGAGTGTGACTGTCAGTGTGGCTACTGGTGCTGAATCGGCCTCTGTAGCCGGTATCGCAAGTAGTCTGCTAGGCGCCGCAGCACTTACCGCATCAACCACGCCATCAGTTGGCAGTAACGATGACGGATATTGGACTTTAAATTTACCATTTGGTATAAATTTTTTAGGCAATACGTATAATACAATCTACGTAGGCACAAACACATATGTCACCTTTGGTGCGGGTTCTACACAATATTTAAATGTAAGCCCAACAACTCCTAATTTGCCTAAGATAATGTGGTGTGCAAAAGATAATTCTGTTCAAAGAATTTACTATGGTGTAGAAGGTGCAGAGGTCGGAACATTTACTGTGATTAACTCCGGATCAGGCGCATACGTTATCAATGGGTCAAGTAACCCCACACTAACTCTCAAACGAGGTAGTACATATACGTTCAATATTAGTGCCGGTGGGCATCCTTTTTGGATCAAAACAGTTTCAAGCCTTGGTACTAGTAATGCCTATAATTCTGGCGTTACCAATAACGGCACACAATCTGGCACCATAACATTCACTGTGCCAAATGATGCTCCGGCAACTTTATACTATAATTGTCAATTCCACATTTCGATGAAAGGAACAATTGATGTCGTTTCCAGCACACAAACCTATAGAGTAAGAATTGAAGGTAATGCCTCTACCGGTGGCACATTAGGTAGTCCTGGTATGGTCTGTGAGTATGTTTTCTATGAAAATACTCCTGCTCAGATAGATCTACAAGTAGGAGTAAACAATGCCAAACAGAACAGCAGTGGATTTTCCACTGCCCAACTAAATGCATGGGGATTTATTTCTGGACAAAGAATACCTGCTAGAGTCGCTGCACTAGATGCAGATATCGAAGATGCCATAGATGAAGGAATAGTAAATGTTGGCGCTGCCGGTAACGGTCGTTGGAAACATAGTATACCTGGTGATGCAGACTGGAACAATACCTTTGAAATGGGAATAAGATATCCTGCTAGTGTCTCGACACCCTATTACTATATGCAGGGCTCAAGTCCAACTGCTAATGACAGCACCAGTGGTGGCACTTATGATCTACCAAATATCTGCGTAGGAGCAGTAGATAGCATACAGATTGATCAAAAAGTTATTTTTAGCGACTGTGGCAGCGGTGTCGACCTTTGGGCCCCAGGTACCGCTATAGTAAGTGCATATACAAGCGGTATTGCCGATCCTAGAAACGCCAGTTATTATGTATACAAAATCGATGGAACCAGCATGGCTTCTCCACAAGTTTGCGGAGTTTTAGCCTGTGCTTTAGAAGTATATCCACGCATGACTCAAGAAGAGGCCAAAGCGTATATTTTATTCTATACAAAATTATCTCAATTAACTGCGACAAATGGCGGTCCAACAGATGCACAAGACTTGCAGGGTGCGCCAAATAAGTTTTTGTTTTACTATAAAGAAAGACAGACAACCGGAAATATATTTCCTAAAATTAATTTCAAGACTAGACCAACTAGCGGCGCGGTGTGGCCTAGACCTAGAATTCGAAGAACAATTTAACGGAGCGCGATATGGCGAAACAAACGATTAATGTTGGAACAACCGCAAATGACCGAAAAGGTGACAGCCTTAGAGCTGCTTTCCAAAAAGTAAATGCTAATTTTACAGAATTATACATTACATTAGGTTTGGATAGCGGAGGGCTTAATTTAGGGACTATTGAATTTATCGGCAGCACTATAAGCACAACAGACAGTAGCAGTATTACATTAAATCAAAAAACTATTTTGACTAGTCAACTAGATGTGGGGATGGAGGTCTTTGCTAAAAATCTTAGGCGTGTGTCAAGCACCGCTGGATTGAAACAGGTTTATTTTGATCCCACCACAGGTGAATTTGTAGTATTAGATTAAGGTAAATATTTAAGAGAGAGCGCGATATGGCCATACAAACATTTATCATTACTTCCGTACCAAATCCCGAAGGTGCCGGAGCTATATATCAGGTTGACGGTCAAAACAAGCCTGTGCTTAATTTGGTTCGTGGTGGAGTATACACATTTATTCAAAGTGCAGCATCCAACACCAATCATCCAATTGCGTTTAAAGATGATACCGGCGCTGCCTATACTGTAGGAGTGGTCAGTACAGGGGTTCCTGGTCAGACAGGTGCACAAACTGTGTTTACTGTTGCAGCCAACGCTCCTGCCAGTTTAAGATACTACTGTGTCACGCACGGCAACAACATGGGTAATACCATAGTTGTCACTGGCAATGTATCAGGTATTCAAACTATTAATATCGGAAATATAGTCAACGACGGCTTAGGCGATGACCTACGCACCGCATTCCAAAAGGTAAATGCTAATTTCACTGAATTAAATGCTAGTTTAACTGTTACCGCTAAAAACATAGGTATTTCTGGAGAGGGTATCTTCGCACAAAAGATAGGAACCGAATTACAATTTAAAAATATCGTAGGCGGTACGAAAATCACTCTGGATGCATTTGACAATCGTATCGTAATCAATAATACACAGACAGATTCCTTTGAAAACATAACCACCCAGTCCGGAACCATCGCAGCCAGCAATCATACCAACATAACTATACAAGGTGGCAACGATGTGGCTGTTACAGCATCGGGCAGCATAATAACAGTCGATACTCTGCTAGACCTTAATCAAATTTTGACAGTATACGATTTTGGACCTATCAATCCGCCATATACTAGTGTAGTGCAATTTTTGTCATCGGCGACTAATATCGATTTTGGAACCATAACGACACCCTCTGGATTAGAAATTGATCTAGGGCCTATCTAAGGAGACAGTCGTGGCAGTTACGTGGATTACTCCGGCAGGCGACCTAGGCACAGTCACTGAGCGACAGATCTTAAACATCATTATACAGGCTACATCCGAAGAAGGATCGATTAGTTACTCTTTAATAGCAGGTAATTTACCTAGAGGACTTAGATTAGAATCGAGCACCGGAACGATAAAAGGCAGCGCCACAGAAGTCCGACGATTCACTACCAGCAGATTCGTCATTAGAGCCAACGATGGTGCAGATATAGAAGACCGAACCTTTAGCATAAGTGTAGATGGATCCGACGTACCTCGATGGCTGACTGAACAGGGATTTCTAAAGGTTGGTAACGGAGATAATTATTTCGTTCTCGATAATGAGCAGGTAAATTTTGCCTTGTCGGCATTGGACTCGGATCTAATAGCAGGTGATACACTAGAGTATTATCTAATTCCCAACGGTGGAGATCTTCCCCCTGGACTTTCTTTGAGTCGCGATGGCATGATATCTGGCTTCACTGATCCTATATTCGCTCTAGAAAATGTTACCGATCCTACCGGTGCGTTTGATACCAACGGATACGATGTAACTTACTATGACAAACCAGAGGCTAGATCTAATGGTTTTGATACCTATCTCTACGACAATGTCACTTTCGATTACACAGAACCTAGCAGAGGTCCTAGACGCCTTAGTAGATTTTATACTTTCATCGTAGCAGTATCTGACGGAGTCAACGAAGTCCGTAGAGTGTTCCGTATCTGGGTGGTCACTGAAGAATTCCTACAAGCAGATAACGGTATCATGCAGGTCGATACCAATCTATTCCGATCCGACAATACTGGCGATCGAGTACCCATATGGATCACTGACAGTTACCTAGGAAAGTATCGAGCAGACAATTACGTGACCGTGTTTATAGATGTCTATGATCCTCCTAGCCTTTCTGGGGTAATAACTTACTTTCTGCTGTCTACTAATCCCGATGACGGATCTCCCAGCATTTTGCCTCCCGGATTACAGTTAGACACTATAACTGGAGAACTTGCAGGTCGAGTTCCATATCAAAACGCGGTAACTAAAACTTATAAATTTACCATGCAGGCCATAGACTTCCCTGCATCCTTGGCCACAACTACCTATACCTTTGTAGGCAATTGGAATTCCACCAGAGAATATTTTCCCGACGAAGCAGTGACTTATCTAGGTTTTATTTTTATCGCCTTGGAAAAAAATAGAAATGTCATTCCCGTAGAAGGAGTCACATGGAATCAAGCCGTGGCCACTGCGGAAAAAACTTTTACCATAGATATCATCGGAGAAATAGAAAGTGCTATATCATGGATTTCAGATTCGGATCGTGGATCGATTAGGCCTAATCAGCCCAGCACACTGTTCGTAGAAGCACGTAGTTTATACTATGGCGGCAAAGTAGTCTATGAGTTAACTGCGGGAACGTTGCCTCCGGGATTGATACTATTAAGCACCGGAATCATACAAGGAAAAGTAAAACAGTTCGCAGATGATCAAGGTCCGGGCATCATAAGATTTTATGAAAGAGTTGACAGCATAAATCTGTTAGAAGACAGCTCGAGTCTATCTAGAGATTACACATCGGCATCTTTTGATAGTGGATCTACTACATTTGATCGCAAATTCACCTTTTCGATCAAGGCCAGAGACACTGCCAATTTCGCAGAAAACATCAAAAATTTCTCGGTATTCGTAGATACCCAAGTAGAAAAATCTTTCGCTAATCTTTATTTCAAGGCATTCCAGAACAAAGAAAAAAGATTAGCATGGTACGATTTTATCACCAACAGCGATATTTTTAGAAGCGAGGAAATATATCGATACGGTGATCCTAACTTTGGAATACAATCTGAATTACGTATATTGATCTACGCTGGAATAGAAAGCCTAGACGCTGTGAAATACGTACAGGCCATGAGTCGAAACCATTATCGGAAGCAGATACATTTTGGAAATCTTAAATTTGCCGTGGCCAAAGATCTCGTGACCCAAGAAACTATCTACGAAGTAGTTTACGTAGACATAGTAGATGATTTAGAGAAAGATGGAAAAAGCATCGGTCAGGTCGTTCATTTACCAGACAATATTAACAGCAGAGTATTAGTCAGTTATGATGCTATAAAAATAGACAGCGATATTCCATTAGTCAGCGATAGAGACCATCAACGTGTGTTTCCAAACAGTATCAAAAACATGCGACGTCGTATCAAGGCTCTAGGAGAGCGTGATCGCACTTTCTTACCTCTCTGGATGAGATCTATCCAGAGCGACAACTTTGTAGAAACTGGTTACGTGAAATCTTTGATACTGTGCTATCTCAGACCGGGATTCAGTGAATCTGTGATTTCAAGGATAAAATCTGTTAATTACGATTTCAAAAGCATAGATTTTACCGTGGATCGATATGTGATAGATATTTTAGACGGGCAGATAGAGGATAAATATCTTGCATTTCCGCAACGTGGAGAAAAATTACCGTGAGCAACATCAATTATTTGAGCATAAATGAAAACTTTCCTGTGGCAGGAGAAGACAACGACACGCAGGTTTTCCGTGACAATTTTGACACGATTAAAACCAGTCTGCAAATAGCCAAAGACGAAATCACAGATCTAGAAGATAACGCAGCTAGATTAGACATAGATAATGATTTCAATAGAACTCTCATAACTCGTGCGGTCATGCAGGACAACTACGAAAAAAGATTCGACGGAGGAACTGTTATTACTCCGTTGGTTGTGGATTTCGAGAATGGGTCGTATCAGATTTTTCGTTTTGGTGCAGATACTGTGATTGAGTTCCTTAACTTTCCGGACAGCAATACGTTACCTCCGAGCGTAGGTAAACTTACTTTAGAATTATACGGGGATGGCACGACACGAACTTTGACATTTAGTACCAGCGGTGGTACAGTATTGAAAAAGAATACCACATTTCCTGCACCTTTCACCGTGACTAGCCAAGAATTGGCTGCAGGTGGCGGTAATCCAATTATCATAGAAGTGTGGCGACATAAATCGGATAGGATTTTCCTTAACTATCTAGGACAGTTCTCGTCATAAAATGTTCCATCCATTCGAACAGAATCTTTCTGACTTGAAAGATAATGAATTGGAAGAAAAAGTCCAAGAATTAACTAGAAAATACTACCAAGCATACCGTCTGGGCAAGCCAGAACTGTTGACACAGATCTCTACTTTTGTTACAATATACAAAAACGAGTTATCTAAAAGATATCGTGAACGTACACAAACAGAACTTAATGGCGATTTGGATCAACTGATCAATGTCAACAAATAATTTAAATAATTTAACAGAAGCAGTAATGATACACGGTCCAGACATATTGTCTGATTGTGCGATCTCTGCTGAATATCTAACACAATATCTAGATAAAATCTCCGAAGAACGATTGCCTTATCCAATACCTTTGGCCCAAATAGATATCGAAAAATGGTTTATTCCCGATGAATATGCCGACATGGATATCGAAGAATTTTTGATCGGCATCTGTCCTGAGCAAAACTATGATAGATTAATCAGTGAACTACACCTTTTTCGTAATCATAAAATGATCCCGATGCTGTGTGCGATGAAATATATAGTAGACACTCTGAGGAAAAATAACATAGTATGGGGCGTAGGACGCGGGTCTAGCGTGGCTAGTTATGTGCTCTTTTTACTAGGTGTGCACCGGATCGATAGTGTTAAATATAGATTACCAATAGAAGAATTCTTCAAGGAGATACAAAATGGGTAGAGTCTACACAAGCATGCAGGGCAAACCTATAGACATGGACAGATTATCGTTAAAAAACGAACTCACGCCTGCTATAGGAAATATGAAAGTCAATGCCAGGGGCGATGAACTAGGTCCCGGAGGACAGATTCTGAGAACCAAAGAACAGATATTACAGGATTATTACAAAAATAACCCTAGAGCATTCAAAGAAGAAGTTGTTACGAGAGGAAACAAAAAATAATGAATTCGTCGTATAACGTGAAAAATATCAAGATACGTGCGCTAGGCGATAATGTTATTGTGACTGGAATGAATTTTGGCGAAAGAAAGACGCAAGGTGGAATCGTGCTGCGCAGCGATGATGGCAAAACTCATGGTATCCGGCCACGATGGGGTCAGGTATACAAAATTGGACCGGAACAAACAGAAGTCAGCATCGGACAATGGATTCTGATAGAACACGGCCGATGGACTAGAAAAATCCGTATCAACGACGGAGACGGTGAAAAAGATATCTGGCGTGTAGATACTGATGCGATACTGGCCACGTCAGAGGACGCTCCTAGCGCAGATGCTGAACTCATTGTAGACAGTATCTAATATGGGATTGAAAAAAAACTGGGATGTTTTCGATATCGCTAATCAAATTAATGCATTAGCCAGAGAATGTTCCAGTTCATACAATGACGGATTTACATCATTTGAATTTAAAAAAGATCTTTATCAAATCAAAAATGCTATAGATCATGCTCTTAAAATGGCTCCGGACTTTGGTGACATGGAGAAAGAGTGGTTGACAGATCAGGAGAAAAAGCGTATCATTAAGCACTTAAAGTCTTAAGGAGATACCATGACCAATCCATTCCTGGATCAAGAAAAATTTATGCGGGCCTGCGGGCAAACGATAGATCAGCGCAATGCCGATCAATTTAACATGTATCTTCAACTCATCGAAGAAGAAGCCGAAGAACTGAACCAGGCTATCAAAAACAAAGACAAAGTAGAAATGTTAGATGCTTTGATCGATATGCTGGTTGTTACTATAGGTGCTATAAATTCTCTCGGCGCAGATGGCGAAGGTGCATGGAAAGAAGTAATGCGGACGAATTTCTCCAAGATAGACCCCGAGACTGGTAAAGTCCGCAAACGTGAAGATGGCAAAGTCCTGAAACCAGAGGGCTGGTCTCCTCCGAATCTTAAACCATATCTTAACAAAGAATCATCATATCTGCGCCAAGGATTCGAACCATGACTGTGAACGTCTATTGGACTAGGTCAAATCCAGGGTGGGAAGATCTGCAAAAATTAGGGTTTTCCTCAAGTACCTATATGAGTCCTATGCGGATTGAAGAACCAATATCTCTCACTAAACATCTAGATTATAAAAATTTCTTCGGTCCGCTTGTCAGTAAGTGCCCGGCGGTGATCGATGATCTAAAAAATACTTTCGTTATCAAGAGTCCTGTCGATCTTACTCTATACATCGAAAATAATTCTTTTAAAATCGATCATCAAGAACTAGATTTCGCACAGTCGTTCATAGGCGAACCACAAGGAAAATTTGGCATACACCAACTGTCTTTCTGTTACAATTTTTTCAGTGAAAAAAGTTTAACCATAACCCAATTACCTGCGTTCTACGACAGTAATAGTTTTACTAATAATACTTTCAGCATATCTGGCAGTTTTGATATAGGACGATGGTACAGACCATCGGGCAAGCCCGCATTTATAATAAGGCCTGATACTAAAAAAATAACTATAAAACAGGGCGATGCATTGCTATACATAAAATTTAACACAGCAGATAAGATTAAATTGATCGAATTTGACGATAGCGAATTCTTATCGATGAAAGAACGTAGTCCTGAATGGATGTGCGGTACCTTAAAAAGACACACCAATAGCATCATATCTCTGTCGAAATGCTATGAAATATTCGATCAATATAAGATGCGCAGACGTATCATGAAAACAATAAAGAACAATTTAATTTAAAAGGCATAACGATGAAAGAACTATGGGTGAAAAAATGAAAGTAGGTTTTACCTGTTCAACCTTTGATCTTTTTCACGCCGGACATATCATAATGTTGAAAGAAGCTAAGGGGCAATGTGATTATCTTATTGTAGGTTTACAAACTGATCCCACAATAGATCGACCTAAAGAAAAAAATAAACCTGTACAAAGTATTTTTGAAAGATATGTACAACTACAGGCTTGTAAGTATGTAGACGAAATCGTAGTCTATGCTACAGAAAAAGATTTGATTGATATATTGCTTTCGTATCCAATTGATGTTAGAATATTAGGCGATGAATACGAACATAAAAATTTTACTGGTAGACAGGAATGCATCACTAAAGGTATTAAATTTTATTTCAACAAACGAGAGCATACATTCTCTACTACAGAACTAAGGCAACGTGTTATCGATACAGAAGCAGAAAAATTTATAAAAAAGGCAGAAATTAAATGAAAGAACTATGGGTAGAAAAATATCGTCCTAAAACATTAGATGAATATGTCTGGAGAGACGAAGAACAAAAAAAACAAGTACAGACTTGGATCAAAGAAAAAAGCATTCCTCATTTATTATTAAGTGGTGCTCCGGGTATCGGAAAAACTACCATGGCCAAGATGCTGATTAACGAAATTGGAATCGAAGATTATGATGTGCTAGAAATCAATGCTTCCAGAGAACGTGGATTAGATCTCATGAAAGAAAAAATCACGAACTTTGTCAGCATGATTGCGTTTGGTCCTTTTAAAGTTGTGCTGCTAGATGAGGCAGATCGACTGACTCCGTTCGCGCAGGATGCTCTAAAAGGAGTCATGGAAGAATACAGCAATTTTAGCAGATTCATCCTTACCTGTAACACCCCTAGCATGATCGTTCCGGCCATACATAGCCGATGCCAACAATTCCATTTTACTAGATTAGATTCTGTAGAATTCACAGCCAGGGCCGCTACTATTCTAGTCAATGAAGGAATAGATTTCGAACTAGATGTTTTAGACACTTACGTAAAAACAACATACCCAGATCTAAGAAAATGTATCAACTTGTTGCAGCAAAATAGCAGAGACAGTAAACTACATACACCAAATCAAAATGATACTGGAACCTTAGAATGGAAATTCGATATGGTCGAACTATTCAAGGCAGGAAAAATCACAGAAGCACGTAAAATGCTCTGCGGCAAAGTACAGGCGGACGAAATCATCGAAATCTATAGATGGTTATACAATAATCTTGACATCTTCGGCAGTGAAGATAATCAGGATAAGGCTATATTGATCATCAAGCAAGGCCTCGTAGATCATCCCATATGCGCAGATCCAGAAATCAATCTGTCAGCCACTCTGATCAGACTGTCTAAATTAAATGCCTAAAAAAAGCAATATCGCTAAGGGAAGACACAGTTATGACTCTGAATTAAGCACTGGATTAGTGACTTTTTTTAACAAGAACGTGTCTCCATACCCGACAGATGTCGGCTCTCCTAGTTTTGATTTGGTTCCAGTAACCAAACAAAAAGATATAATGATCAACCATGCTAGATTATATGCGCAGCAAGAATATAATAGGATAATGGAATTGGTAGAAGTTTTACAAAAACAAGCAGCATCTATCAAACGCAGATTGGACGTCACTGATATGGTACATGCTGCCGAATATCATTTCCAAGTCACGATGGGGCAATGCTATTGGTTAGTATGGGATAAAAGAAAACAAAAAATATTACTAGCAGGACTTGGTCCCGATCAGTGGAGTACAGGGGCGCCGGATGATTATGAATACCGACTCAGAGTAAAATATATGGGAGATCATACCTGGCTAGAAGTAGATAATTTAGGAAACCCTATAGATGGATAACAGATACATGATAGTCTGCTATGTGAAAAAGCCAGACGGAAAATTCGACGAACTTACCGAATTTAAAAGGCATTATAGAACTAGCCATATACAAACAGCCAAAGTCATATTAGATCTCAAAGAAAAAAAAGTCATCAAGAATGGGCTTAATCCTCAAGCCACATTCGAAGATATGATCGAGTTTTATAAAAGGATGATAGGAGATCGATTGATCCCCCATCTACCTAAAGATTAATCATCGCCGTATATAGACAAGATCTCCTTAACTGCTTCGTGTCGTTCGATATCACCTATAGTGAAATGACATAGATCTACGTATCTATGATTTTCAAAATTATTATAGAGATTTAAAAACTCTAATAATCCGTTATTGCTAGGACGATCAGCCTGCTGTAGGTCACCAGTGACAACCATCTTAGATTCTTGACCTAATCTCGTTAACAACATCTTCATCTGGCTAGGCGTAGCATTCTGCATCTCGTCGGCGATGATAACAGCGTTCTTGAATGTTCTTCCACGCATGTATGCTAAAGGACTGGTTTCAATCACCCCCTCAAGTATCATATTAGTAATTTCTTTAGCATAATAATTTTCTGCGAAAACATCCATGATTGGTTTAGTCCAAGGTTCCATTTTCTGTTGCAAATCTCCCGGAAGAAACCCGTGTTCCTCATCCACCGATACAGCAGGTCTAGTAATAATAATCTTATTTGCATCGCCGTACTTGAGTTGATCTATAGCCCATTGCACCGCAAGCATAGTCTTACCTGTACCTGCAGGACCGATAGCGAAAATGATCATTTTCTGCGGATCGTTGAGTTTTAAAAGGTATGATTCTTGATTGAGGTTTTTTGGGTAGATCTGAACCCTGTGGCGTTTTTGATGTTGATTATCTACTAACTTAATGACATTTGACTGCTGTTCTTGATAAGAGTGAGACTTTTGTGCTACTGCTCTTTTTCGCTTCATATAAGGTTAGCCCTCCTTGTTAAGTGCTAGGCACGGACCTTGGACCGTAGTGCCCGTACCGAGCACAAAAGTATTTAACAAAGTCTCTGAAAAGTTAACTGTAATGATAAACTATCGTCGATAAATACAAAGGGAGATATTATGGCTGATATTAAAGACGTTATACAAAATATAGAGCAGATCTACGGATCAAATAATAGTCTAAACATGCTTAAAGATTTTGAACGTGTCATAGACGAATTAGATGTCTATGTCTTTGACAATTGGATCGACGGTGAATTAATAGCAGGCCCGAAAGAAAGTCGTTATTTTGTAGAATGTACTTTTATGTGGCCTAAAGAAAAGATGCCGGAACCAATCGGCGGGCAGAGATTATTAGATTACGGATGCAAGGTACAATTTGCAGAAAGCCAGATGGCCAAAGTGAGAAAAATTAAAACTCCAGATGATATACGTCCAGGCACCCGTAAAGGCAAAATTGACCAAGAAGATATCTGGATGGTTAAAATTATTATGCCTAAAAAATTAATGAACGACATCAATAGAGGATATAGAACTCTAGATAAAAATAAAGTAGAAGATATTCTCAATCAAAACAATGTTGTTAATGTCCAACCAGAACCTACACAGGAACCAGCAAATGCAGAACAACCTGCCGCTTAATGAAGGTCTGAGATCCAGTGATCTCAAAGAGATGGTATATAATACTTTAGAGATCGACACTTATAGATCTAAGATGGGTGAGGATCGAGATGTCTGCGTTTTAAGTTTTAAAGTCAAAGATCGGGCACCGGCTAAAGATCTAATGGAGTTTATAGAAAAAGGCTACAACTTCGTGTTAGATGCCGATGTCAGTTCCGGTGAAAACAAAAACGGTGAATATTTCGTTTTCGTAGAATTAGACCGCACAGAAAAACTCGCAGAACAGATACAAGAATTAATGTATGGCATCAAAAGGCTCACAGAGATAGATTCCTATAAATTTAAGTATCACAAAAACGACAAAGAGCATGAATTAACCACAGAATCGATCAAATCGTTCGTTCCCAATACTCCGGTAGACTACGAACGTACCATGAATAAATTACAGGTAGAAAATTATAAAAGATTTTTTAATAAGACACTCATGGACGATCTTAGTTTAGAAAAAGATATTATTACTTTTTATAAACCTTTTGACAAATCATATAAGTTTAAAATAATCGACGATCAGGATATCACACCTATAGCAGAGGGGGCGATATCATTAGACGAAAAATCTGTTGGAGAAACATTTTGGCTTACTAAAATGTTTGGAGATTATAATATCGCTAAAATAGGTGAAAACTTTCTATTCACCAATGGCGATAAATCAATTTTATTACAAAGGATCGAACTATGAGTTTTACATTCGAATTTAAAAAAGAGCACCTATCTGAATTAATAGGAAAAAACCCCTATACAGATTATTGGTATAACGCGATGTGTGAAATATTACCCGTATATGATATCAACACTCCGGAGCGTGTAGCAGCATGGTTGGCACAGTGCGCACACGAAAGCGGTTATTTCAAATTCTTAAAAGAGAATTTAAACTACAAAGCAGAAAGTCTGCTGAAAACTTTTCCCAAGTATTTTAAAACACTGGATGAAGCCAAGCAGTACGAAAAACAGCCAGAGAAGATCGCCAATCGTGTCTATGCCAATCGCATGGGCAACGGTGATGAGGCTTCGGGAGATGGATTCCGTTATCTAGGACGTGGTCTGATACAGTTAACCGGCAAGAACAATTACACGTTCTTTGCTGCCAGCATCGATACACCTTTAGAACAGGTTCCTGAATATCTACAGACATTCGAAGGCGCCGTGCAGAGCGCCTGTTTCTTTTGGGAACAAAATGGGCTGAACAAATTCGCTGATAGCAGAGATATAGTCACTATGAGCAAGCGTATCAATGGTGGTACTATCGGCATGGAAGATCGTCTTATGAAATACGAAAAGTGCCTTAAGATGTTTGGAGTAAAATAATGTTTGGGATAGGAGGTGCCATCAAAGCGATAGTAACGCTGATCATAGTGTTGATAGTGGCTGCAGGTGGTTATTTCCTAATCAATCTCAAAGCCGACCTCGCCATAGCCCAAGAAAATAGTCGTAAACTCGAAGAAGGAGTTCGACTACAGAATGAGGCCATGGCACAGATGAAGGCTGATCAGGAAAAAATCAAGGATCTCAATAATGAACTTAATACCACAATTAAGTTACAAAACAAAGATATGGAGAACCTCAAAGACCGCTTCAGCACCAATGCTGCAGGTGAAAAAAGAGACTTTGGTAAAACCGCCGCTGCTAAACCCGCGAGTTTAGAACGTGCTGTTAACAGAGGAACTATTAACGCACTGCGTTGTTTAGAAATCGCTTCAGGAGCGCCTTTGACAGAGGCAGAAAAAAATGCAACCAAACCAAGTGAAATCAATCGTGAATGCCCCTCGTTGGCTCACCCTAACTACAAGCCTGCTGCTGGTCAGTAGTCTCTCTGGCTGTGCCAGTTTCGACTTCTTAGGCAAGCGTGAGAAGCCTATCGAGATCATAACCAAGGCTGCTGACAAGACACCATTAGATATAGCACATCCCGATCCACTGAGACTCAAACCTGTAGAATGGGTAGTGATGACTCCTGCTAACCAAGAAGAGATATTCAAAAAAATAGAAGAAAAAGGCACAGATCCAGTAGTATTCGGTCTCACACCGGACGGATATCAAGCATTGGCTGTGACTATTGCTGAACTGCGCAATATGATAAACACACAGCGTAATATCATAATCAAATACAAAGAATACTACGAGCCCAAAAAAGAGCAAGCGAACACAGAAGCAAAGAAATGACAGACAATGACGAGATCAAAGAACTAGGCTGGTTTGCTCGATTATTTAGAAAAAGGGCGAAACTGACCTATTGGCTTGATCAACAGGCCTATGTAACCGAAGTGTGTCATTTTAAAGAAATCTCTCCAGAATGTATCGTGTTCAGCGACTATTATACGAAAAAGAACACTATGGTGAAATATCAAAACAAGATAACTTATGTCTTGGAACAGACTAAGTAGGAGAAGAAATGGGTTGGTTTCGTAGCATATTTACAGACGGCACGGACGACGGAATCAGCAGCAAACGTGTGGTAACCATATTGGCATTTATCATGTGTTCGGCAGGATTTATTGGTGATTTATTCTGGGATTTAGATGTTAAGGATGTTATATTTGAATCAATGATGTATATAGTTGTAGCAGGACTAGGGTTTACAGCATCGGAAAAATTTTCAAAAAATAAGAAGGATGGTGAATAGGTTGATTTTTAATGAATTTTTTGTTAAATAAAGTTGTAGTTTTAATAGGAGCGAGTATGAATTCTGACAAAAGTCTAGCGAGATGGATGATATTACTAATACTTTTGCCTATAGGTCTAGCGGCATTCAGCGGAGATCGTTTCCGTTATCCCTGTCAGGATCCTGCCAATTGGGATAAAGCAGAATGCCAAAAACCTAGATGCGAGGTAACAAGGACATGTCCGGAACATATTTTTAAAGGTGAAGGACCCTCGGGAACATCGGCCCCAGTTAAAACAGCCGTGGTTGGAAAAAAGGAATGTAACTAATGGAAAAAATAGATCTTAAAGACGGAAAAGAAATGTTCATATATACAGAAGAACAGTTAATGGCTCGACTGAAATTTTTTATAGGTATCTGTCTAGCACTAACACTGACGGGTATCGTGTTTGTGGTGCTTTATTCGCTGATATTTGTTACACAGCCGATGAATGCCATAGCTCCTATAGATCAAAAGTTTTTTGAGCTGATCATACCTATCGCTACATTTTTAACAGGTACCCTTTCAGGAATCATGCTGGCAGGCAATGACAAGGATGCAAGGATGGAGGCACTGAAGGCTGCCAACAGAGGCGGATCACCTAGCCCTAGTCCTAGCATACCAACTCCCAGCCTAGGAGGTGGTGGTTTTTCTGCTAACGCCAATATCGGTGGCGCTAATTTTAGTTTTAATAAATCTGCAGCACCGTCCGCAGGGGCATTTACTCCTGCGGCACCGACTGCATCGTTCGCAGCACCTAAGATGAGCAGCACCGGTAAACCTATGCCTGTCTTAGAAGATGATGAAGAATTATAAGGAGAAAAATATGTTTAAGAAGATGATTTTCGCAGCAGGTTTAGCATTAGCCGTTTCCATGCCTACTTATGCCGACAAGCATGAAAAGAAAGCAGAACCAGAAACCAAACAGGTCTGCGTAGATGTGCAGGGCAAGGATGGTAAACCAGTAATGGATCCTAAGACCAACAAGCCCAAGCAAAACTGCGTCACAGTCAAAGTACGTGAAAAATTCGAAGGTACCAAAGTTCCTGAGAAGAAATAATTTAAACTCAGTAAATCTGTAGTAAATAAAAGGACTGCTTAATGTAGTCCTTTTTTATTATAGAAAATACTATGGACTATTACTCTACTTTAGGTGTTAATAGAAACGCCACCCAAGACGAAATTAAAAAAGCGTATCGCAAGATGGCTATGAACCATCATCCTGATCGCGGTGGAGATGAGAAAAAATTTAAACAGATTTCGGAAGCCTATGAAATCTTAAGTGATCCTCAAAAAAAACAGATGGTAGACATGGGTATAGATCCCAAGAGACAACCGCAAGGTAATGGATTCGGACAAAACGGTCCTTTCGAGTTTCATTTCAATGCTAACAATTTTGATGATATATTTGGTGGATTCGGATTTGGTGGATTCGGACACAGACATGTTCAAAGAAACAAAACTATCAGCCTCATGGTGGATCTTACATTAGAAGATGTCTTACAAGGTAAAAATCTAGATGCAGAAATAGCCATACCTGGAGGAAGGAAAAAGATTATTAATATCGTGATACCGTCTGGAATAGAAGAAGGACAACAGATAAGATATCAAGGAATGGGAGATAATAGCATTTCTAACATACCTCCCGGAGATTTAATAGTTAATGTTAGAATCATGCCGCACGGAATGTTTCGACGAGAAGGCGATAACCTAATACTAGAAAAATTCATCTCAGCATGGGATGCCATGTTAGGAACAAAAATAGATATTTCTACACTAGACAACAAGTCATTAGAAATCGCTGTACCGGCAGGTAGCCAGCCCGAAACAGTATTAAGTTGCAGAAACGAAGGATTGCCAAATATGCGTAGCAAGTTAAGAGGTAATCTTTTAGTAAAAATAAAAATTAAAATACCAAAAATTACATCAACTAAACAGAAAGATCTCGTAGAACAATTGAAAAATGGATTATAAACTAGGACCGCATCAAAGCCTTCAACAAGTAAGCACTTCTTGGGATTTTTCTCGAGACGGTGATTCTGAAAAATTAGAATCTGATCTATGTTATTTTATGCAGAAACATATGGGTATAGGTTTAGCCGCTAATCAAATAGGTATTGCTAAACAAATTTTTGTAATGGGCAGCGATAATATTCCGGGATTTCCTAAACCCTTCGCAGTTTTCAATCCAAAAATAATCAGCACAGATCAAGAAAAAGAAATCTTCAAAGAAGGATGTCTGAGTTTCCCTGGACTTTGGTTGAACGTAAAAAGGCCAAAAAAAATAATAGTGGAGTACCAGAACAGTCGAGGAGACATCATAGAAGCAGAAATGGACGGATTAATTTCTAGATGCTTTCAGCATGAATTTGATCATCTCAATGGTATATGTTTCGTTGACATCGTTAGTCCCTTGAAGTTAAAATTAGCAATACAAAAACTAAGGAAACAAAAATAATGATAGAGCCCAGCCAGCACCTGCATAATATCTTTAATACCGCCGTTGAAATAGCCAAGCAGTTAAATCATGAGTACATCACTATAGAACATCTAGTCTATAGCATCATGAGTGATCAAGAATCGTATGACATGATTTCTAACTTTGGGGCCGATGCTAATTTTATTAAGACCAATCTAGATCATTATCTAAAAAATAACCTCAAAGAAATCATCTCACAATCTCAGGTAAAGAAACCTAAAAAAACCACTAGTGTTGAACGTGTGTTGAATCGATGTTTTACACAGGTTTTGTTCAGCGGCAGGCAACGCATGGAGATCGCAGACGTTATTATCAGTGTACTGGCTGAAAAAAACAGTTTTGGTTATTATTTTCTAAACAAAGGCGGTCTGACTAAAGAAAAATTTGTGAAATATTTCCAAGAAAATGTTATCATAGAAGAAGAACAAGAAAGTATTCCAGCGACCACGAACAATCAGATAGAAAGAATTCTAAATCAATTCTGCACGAACCTAACCTTACAGGCTAAACAACGTAAGATTGATCCGGTGATAGGACGAGACGAAGAATTAGAAAAAATCCAACTGATTCTAGCACGTAGAAATAAATGCAATGTGTTAATGGTAGGAGAACCCGGAGTAGGCAAGACTGCGATCGCAGAGGGGTTGGCTCGAAAGATTTTCGAGGACAAGGTTCCTAAATTTATCAAAGACCATACAGTCTATACTTTAGATATATCAGCATTATTAGCCGGGTCAAAGTATCGTGGTGACTTTGAAGAACGAATCAAAGCCGTATTCACCGCACTAGAAAAAAAAGGTAAGATCATTTTATTCATCGACGAAGCACACATGATGCAGGGTGCAGGGGCCGCTAATCAATCAAGCAACGATATGAGCAATATGCTAAAACCCATATTGACCAAAAAGTCTATGAAAATCATAGCGTCCACTACCTGGGAAGAATATCGAAAGCACTTTGAAAAAGACCGTGCTTTGATGCGTCGTTTCCAGCGTGTGACCATCGATGAACCCAATGAAGAACTAACTATTAAAATCTTAAAAGGATTGAAAAAGTATTATGAAAAACATCATGAAGTAAAAATTACCGATGCTGCTATAGATCAGGCTGTGAAACTTTCTATGAAATACATGTCAGATAAAAAACTGCCAGATAAAGCCATAGATATCTTAGACTGCGCAGCGGCTCGATATAAACTTAAAGATGACGAAAATATGGAAGGTGTAGAACAGATCGTAGATATAGAACAGGTTACCTACGAACTCAGTAAGATGATCAACATGCCATTAGAGATTGTTGCTCAGAAAGAAAGCAAAAATCTTTCTGATCTAGAAGGAAATATGAAATCATCAGTTTTGGGTCAAGATGGAGCTATTGATACACTGCTAGATAAAATATTCGTCAGCCAAGCAGGAATGAAATCACCTAACAAACCTGTTGGAAGTTTTCTATTCCTAGGACCTACTGGCTGTGGAAAAACTGAAACTGCCAAACAATTAGCAGAAAAGATGGGAATGCAATTAGTTCGATTCGACATGAGCGAGTACCAAGAAAAACACTCGGTGGCTCGTCTGATCGGTGCTCCACCGGGCTATGTAGGATACGAAGATAATTCCGGTCAACTGATCACTAAATTACAAGAATATCCCAATTGTGTGTTGCTGCTAGATGAAATCGAAAAAAGCCATCCTGATGTTTCTAACATCTTGCTGCAGTTTATGGATAACGGTTTCGTCACAGGATCGAATGGCAAACAGGCCGATGGTCGCAACTGTATCCTTATCATGACCAGCAACTTAGGTGCCCGGGACAACGAAAACAACACCATCGGGTTCGGCGAACTTGAGCGCGAAGGAGAAGATGATAAAGCTATTAAAAAGTTTTTTGCTCCGGAATTTCGCAATCGACTAGATGCAGTAGTGAAATTTGGTAGATTAAACATCGAAACTGTAGAAAAAATCGTACATAAATTTATCAACGATTTAAACTTCCAACTTAGAGACAAGAATATTGAAATAGTAGCAGATGATAATTCTGTTAAATGGTTGGCAAAAAACGGATATGATCGAAAAATGGGAGCCAGACCGTTAGCCAGATTGATCGATAATAAAATAAAATCACCGTTGAGTAGAAGGGTTCTGTTTGGCGATCTCGTCGACGGCGGAAATATACACATCCAACTATCTGGAGAAGAAATCACTTTTACCGTCACTGAACGGGCGAAACCGTTAACAAAACAACAGAAAAAATTATTAAAGAGAGGATCTCCTTTAGTGATGGAAGAAAAAATCGAAGATGCACAAACATAGTATCACTAAAAAGAAGTTCTACGGAAAATGGTTGTATAAGGCCGCACTAAAGATTCCCGGTGTGGCTATTCTCCGTGCGAATTCATTAGATGGTGCCATCGAGTTATTGAATAAATGTTTCTCAGATGACCATACTAGATATCATTATTATAAAAAAGCCTTTGCTAACAAAGAAGATATGACTAATTTGTGTCAGTATCTCAAATCTTTAAGCGCAAATGATTGGTACAAAAGGATCGAAAGAGATAATATAGATCTCTATACGAATGATCCAAAAATTCACAATTATCTTGTTAACAGATTCCGACACATATTGTGTTTGGTCAGCGAACCAGACATTTCTAGAAAGGATGAATACGAGGATACTCATCACATACTTTGCAAAAAATTACCTCACGATCGTTACAGATATCGCATCTATCTCAAACCGCACAATATGCATGGTGATAAATCGGCCAAAAAAAATTATATCGATTGGTTAGAAACTCAAAATAGCGTTCTAATATCTCAAGCGGTCAAAAAATGGTTCATTGTCACTGATTGGAATTGGGATCCTAGATATATTTTAGTAGAAGATCATAAAACGCTGCTGTTTTTACACATGAGAAATTCAGAAGTTCTAGGAAGGATATATGAATATATATTATCCGATAAATAAGAGATGCCCATCGAAAACACAGTATTATTGTCAAACATAAGCACAGAATCAACTCCCGGAATCTTTTCTTATGGAAGCAAAAAAAAGGCCGCTGGTTATCACAAAATCAGTGATGGGCTGCATACAGCGATTTATACCGTGAACAGTTTTTCCGGGACCATAAAAATACAAGGTACTCTAAATCTGTATCCGGGGGACAGTGATTGGTTTGATATCGATAACACAGAAATAGGTGGAGATAGTTCTGAGATAGGCGGAGCAGATGGATTAAATTTCACAGTCTCCCGTAATTTTACTGGCAATTTCCTTTGGATCCGTGCAGCATACCACTTAGAGAACGGTATCATAGTAGATCTTAGGTTTAGTTACTAAAAAAATATTCACGATAAATATAGTATCACCTCGAGGGAGATACTATGAGAGACCTTTTATCAAAATTAGACGCCATAATCAGCGAAACAGCACTGAATCCTAAAGATCCTAAAGCAGACTATGCTGCAAAGAGCAAAGCACTTGACGATCTAGAACGGGATGGACAGACCGATAAAAGTGCCATACAACAGCGAAGATTAGATCTAGACAAAGAAGCCAAAACTAAAAACGTCAAAGAAGACACCGTTTTCGAAGTAGGTGACGATTTCGGTATCAGTTTTTCCAAAGATCTCGAAATAGCCACAGAAATCGTGGGTTTCGTAGAAGATGGAATCGTTATCGATCTAGATGAACAGGCCCTAGCTGTGTTGGAATCCGAGGGGCTGCTGTTTCTAGAAGGTGAGTTAGTCAACGAAGAAAAACAAAAAGGTGTTGACGGCAAAGTCTGCTGGAAAGGCTACAAGCGCATGGGCACCAAAATGAAAGGTGGCAAACGTGTAGACAACTGCGTCAAGGTAGGTGAAGATAATGATGTAGATGAAAGCGGTCTACAATATTACACAGGCAAAAAGAAATACGGCAAAGATGGCATGGCAGCATTAGCACAAGCAGGTCGAAAAGGTGCTTCTGAAGAAGAACTAGGGCGCATCAAAGACAAATACAAAAAAGAAGATACAGATATCGAAGAAGCAAAATATCCTTTTGCTGGTGCTAAGGTAGGACAAAAAGAAGGTCCTGCAGGACAGTTGAAAGGCAAAGATCCTGCAGGTTATCCTAAAGGAAAACTAGTAGGTGGTGAAAGTATAGAAGAAGGCATGGACGAAGCCAAATATCAAGGTAGAGAGGTTCCTCTAGGTAAGAAAATGGCCGGTGATGTAAAGAAATCAAAAGTTTATGTACGCAAACCAAATGGTAATATTGTCAAGGTAAACTTCGGCGACAAGAAGATGCGCATCAAGAAATCCAACCCCGCTCGTAGGAAATCATTCCGTGCCCGTCATAACTGTAAAAATCCTGGTCCACGTTGGAAAGCACGTTATTGGTCATGCAGGTCTTGGTAATATGAAATTATTAGAAATGTTTAGTCCCATTGGGGCTCCTAAAGACGATCAACAAGATATTGATTGGTTAGAAGATCTTAAATTTTTTATCGACAATGACGATAAGATGCTCAATCAATTTTTCTTTCCTGCTATAAAAAAGCACAAGGAGCATCAAGGAAATCCTAATGCATACAAACTGTACATCAGACCGTTGAGTAAATGCAAAGAAGCCTATTGCAAAAAATTTGAAATCGAGCAACCGGAAGAAAAATTTACAAAAGAAAAGATTATCGAACTAGCCAAATATATCGCTTCAGAACAAGAAAACTTTTTGAAAAAAGGCGATTATAATTAATGTTATTATCAGAATTATTCGAAGATTCAGTCAAGCATGTTACATTCTGTTTCGGTAGAATGAATCCTCCTACCATAGGTCACAAACAGGTCCTAGATACTATGAAATCTCAGGGCGGGGAAATAAAGATATTCGTTAGCCAGAGCCAAGATGCCAAAAAGAATCCTCTAGATTATTCTACCAAGATCAAATTCATCAAGGCCATGTTTCCAGAATATGCCCAGGATGTGGTAGAAAATTCTAGCCTAAACACCGTGGTCAAGGTGGCCAGTTATCTCTATGATCAGGGATATACTGCTGCGACATTTGTCGCAGGTAGTGATCGTCTAGACGATATGAAAAAACTACTGGAAGCATATAATGGAGTAGAAGGTAAGAGCCACGGTTATTACAAATTCGAAGTGCTAGATTTTGCCAGCAGCGGTGAGAGAGAAGACGGTGCTGAAGGTGTTGCAGGTGTTTCAGCTAGTGGTGCCAGAGCGGCGGCAGCTAATGGCGACTTGGAATCGTTTAAAGAAGCCACAGGGGCCGGTGAACTAAGCGAAAAGTTATATGCGGCTGTTCGTAAAGGTATGGGCATATCAGAATCATACAAAATCGCAGAATCCGTTTCTATAGATTCAGCGATAAAGAATATCGTTGCTACAGGTGATAGTGTCGCAAAGACCTATGGCGATCTCAAGACCATGGCGGAGAAGTGGGTCTATAACAACGGCACGCTCAAAGGATTCCACAGGAATGCCGCAGGTGTAGGTAAACGTTGGTATGACACATTCTTTTGGAACAAGATGGAAAACGATCTACGCACACTGCTACAGAAAAATCCCAAGGCCGCAGCGAAGATACAAGACTTTCTCAACATAGAGAAGGACGACAAAGGTCATGTCAGTTTTAACATCATCGGACGCAGCCTGCCGAGAATATTAAACGACGTGGGCGAGAAAATGGGCAACGACGATCTCAAGAGATTTGGTGCTAACTGGTTCAAGCGACAGAAAGACTACGAAGATTATCTAGGTCGTGTAGAAAAAGAAGTAAACGATGAAGAAGATGATGATGACTTCTCTCCCGCACCTAAACAACCCAAAGACAATGTGGTAGGCCGTCAGAACGCTGCTGCCGAAGACATAGTAAACCAGATACTCAAGAGTATTGACAAGAAGGCTGCGGGAGAGATACGCAACATCATCGCCAGAGAGCCTAATAAACTACAGGCCCTGCAGAAAGAGTTAGCGAAACGCAACATCAAGGTAGGCGAATCGATACGCAGGATAAAGGAACAAATCCTCGCCGAACTGCTCGAACTAACTACAGAATTCGTGAAATTAAATGACGGTAGTTTTGTTCAGATACAATATAGACCGATGTTAAACAGGCAACCTATGCCAGGTTCCGTACAAATATCGGTAGCAGATCCAAGAGTCATTCCTAATATCACAACAGTTAGGCCGTTGGCCTCTGCGGGAGCATGGCAGCAGGACGCAATAAACAAAGCAGCATCATCTGGACAGTTAAAACAAAAACAATCAGGACAAGGTGTGGCGGAAGGCATCCGTGTGGTAGATCAAGACTACGATCTCGATCAAATCATATTAACTTTAGATATCGAAGGTCGGAGAGCATCATTTACCTATACTGATTACGATGAGAACTTTGAAAACGCAGAAAGAAAGGATGTGTTTGATCAACTACAGGAAAAATCATGGTATAAGGGTTTAGATCATCCTACTAAAATGGAGATCTTAGATGCTGCCTACAAGGCTATAAGAGGTGAAGAACCGAGCGAATACAAACCTACAGTTGGTGATGAGCCATTAGACATAGACGAAGGTGTCTCGGAAGGCGATTTAGAAGAAGACTGGCGGAAGAAATTGGCCGCTGCGGGCATGGCCGGCATGATGGGACTCAGCGGTGCTGCTGGTGCAGCAGATCGTGTACCGGATACTGCCAAAGAACCTATCATAGCTACTGTAGTCATCGACGGTGAAGCGAGGAGATTAGATCTCACTCCTAAAGGGTTTGACGATGTCAAAGAAGCAGAAAGATTTTTAAAAAAATTCTTGGCGGATCGAGGTATAAAAGATTGGCAGGCCAAGATAGAACGCAGTAAACCGGGAACAGGCAAGTATGAGAGGTTGACTATCTCAGGCATGGGTGGATTAGAAAGCATACATGAAGCGCCTATAGAGATGGATCCTAGCGATCCAATGGATCCTATGATCTACGGACACGATCGAGCCAATCCCGGAAAACTGAAATATCGCATGGCAAGAGCGGCCGGACAATTAAAAGATCTATCTTCGAGAGTAGACGGTGCAAGCGCCAGTGAATGGCAGATGATGGCTCGTCAATTCGAAGAACTGAAGATGAACATGGAACAGATAAGACATGCCTTGGAAGAACTGGGCAAAGTCAGGAAGAAGGGTGGCATTCGATCGATGGGAATAACAGTATGAAAGCCAAAGATTTTATACCCGCAAGCAAACCTAGAAACTTTGTAGCCAAGAATCAACAGACCGCAGGCGCTGGTGCACATCGCGACAAGAAGAAAGCGCAGAAACAGGGCTACGAGAAGCACAAAGGCAAAGGTGTCCGGGAAGGCAGTAAAATCGCTGTAGATCGCAAAACCGGTCGATACTATGATCCAGATAAAGAACTTGACAAACTATTGAACCAACACAAAGCTCAATTTCAAGGTATGGCCGCGATTGAAAAAGCACAGAGTTCTGCTAAAAAAGCCAAACCTAAAAAGCCAGATGTCTCAGAAGGCGACGAACCAGATGAGCAGTATCTAGACAAGGTCATCAGCGATCTATACAAGGATACCTACGGTATGCGTCCAGATCACGAGTTCGGTCGAGAGTGGATGTCAAGCAATTACGAAGAAAAACTTGAGATCTATAACAGCATATTAAAAAATCTACACAGTGATATGGATGAAGGTATTGGTGGTACGATCGCCGGTGGCGTGGGTCAGTTCATTGGCAATAAAATCGATCCTCTACATGGAGAAATCTTAAGAACTCACGGTGAGATGGCTGGTAGAAAAGCAGAATATATTATACGAAAGTATATGCACTTACTACAGAAATCTCTCAAGAAACAACTAGATTCTGGAGAGAAGGAAGGTGTCCGAGAAGGCAGCGACTGGGGCGAACCTAGAGAGATACTGGAAGATGTTCTACAGACTTTGGAGCGTGAAGTAGAGTGGCCATTGACCGAGGTAATGGATCCTAGAGAAGTACGCCAACTATTGGCACCTATCATAAAAGCAGTAAATGATAAAATGATGAGTATGAAAGAAGCACAAGACGACTGGGGCGGTATGAGCCACAGAGAATTCAAGCGTAAAGAATTACAGCATGAACTAGGACATGAAGACGATCCGGACTTTGAACGCAAGATGCGCCAACAACAGATGGATAAGGATAAAGGCCCGTGGTATATCCGTATCAATGGTAAGATCTACAAGCAGAAGGGCGAAGCCAAAGTGTTCGACTGGAAAAAAGGTGCTAACAATTATGCCCTAGCCATACTGAAGAACAAGCCGGAGTTGCAAGGTAAAGTCCTGATAACTAAAAATCCCTCGGATCAATGATGGAAATCGCAGAATTAAAAAGGTTGGCTGGTATCAATGAATTTAAAGGATATGTAAAATACGATCCTGTAAATCCCAACGATGGTAGTAATATCAGCATAACTGGTAATGAAAAGGGCGAAATACAGAAAAAAAACAATATAAAACCAGGAACTCCTGAATGGTTCCAACTATGGTTTAGTTTGCCTTACATGACCGGGGAACGTCCAGTAGGAGATAAAAAATGGTTGAGATAACTGAAGCAGCAAAAATAAAGATCATAGATCTGTTGATTGACGAAAACAATCCCAAGTTATTTCTCCGCACCTTTGTGCAGGGAGGTGGATGTAGCGGTTTCAGTTATGGATTTACTTTTGATGAAGAAGTTAATGAAGATGATTTTGAATTTTCTCTAGATGAAAAATATAAGTGTGTTATTGATTCTATGAGTATGCAATACATGACCGGAGCGACAATAGATTATAAAGAAGAACTAATGGGTAGTCAGTTTACCATAAAAAATCCAAATGCTGAAACTACCTGCGGATGTGGGAGTAGTTTTTCTATATGAGAGCCCGAGAATTCATCAAAGAAGCAAGAAATACACAGGGAGATGTGGCCTCTGGTTTCGATCCAATCCAGAGCGATCCTCTGACCTTGACCTATGTGTTTCCTACTATGCCTGCGAACAATCCTTACAGGACCTACAGGTTCAGCATGGCCGTGGCCAATCATGATGCAGAACCTATGGAAAACCCTACCAGCCAGATGGCCATGATGTCGGCCTATACCAAAGAAGAAGATGACATGCTGAAGAAAGCCATGAAGAAAACCGGCGATCGTGGACACGTTGTAGGCAACCAAGGCAGTAAAGAACCAAAAGACACCGGTCATCACAGTCCTGTGGCACGGGCCAAACGCAATCGCTGGGGAGTGTAAGCAGTGAGAGCCCGAGAATTCGTCATCGAGAAGAAACGCCGCAAGCGTAGACCACGGTGGGCTGCCTATGGTCCAGGACCCTACGGCGGTTATGGCTACTACGCAGGTTATAGTGGAGACGGCGGAGGCGGTGATGGCGGAGTAGGTGAAGCCAGCTATCCCGGCAACGTCGGAGCCATGGAGATAACTAAATTCTTTAGGATAGCAGGTCCTAAAGAAAAAGATCTGTTGAAAGTGTTGATACAACGCAAAGACTACAGCCGAGCCTGGGCATTGATACAGGGTATCACGGGTGTAAAACTACAGGGACGAGAATTCCAAACCGACGAAGGATGGCGAGATACACTGGCTGGATTGGCGTTAGGTACCGGTGTAGCCATGGGCAGCCCTGCTGATGCTAAAACTAATGTAGAACGAGTTGTCGTATCACCGGGACAAACTGTGTATTCTATAGCCAAAGCATTTGATACTACCCCGGAAGTCATTCAAAAATTAAACAAATTAGATAAAGATTTTACTATCAAACCCGATCAGGTTATAAAAGTTCCTAAGATAGATACAGTTGAAATTCCTTCTAAAGAAAAAAAATCTATTGATAGTAAAAAATCTGTAGAAAAGAAAGATGAAAAGAAATCCGAAAAGAAAATAGACACCAACAAAACTCTAACCGGAAAACCTTTTGAAGCATTGCTAACTCGAACCGCTCGGTCGTCCGGAATCACAGATCCTATCGAACTGGCGGCTTTCCTAGCCCAGACTTCTGTAGAGACTGGAAGATTCAAACACATGAGAGAAGTCGGCAACAAAGAAAGGATCGAAAGGATGTACGATCTAAAATTCAACCGACAAGGTGCTAAGATACTAGGCAATACCAAACCCGGAGACGGCTGGAGATATCGAGGTAGAGGATTTATACAATTGACTGGCAGAGACAATTATACCAGAGCCGGCAGAGATCTCGGCCTCGATCTAGCCAAAGATCCCGATCTAGTGGCCAGAGAGCCTGAAGTCGCGGCCAGAGCCAGCGTATGGTATTGGAAAACCCACGTTAGACCACAGGTAAACGATTTTAGAGATACTGCTGCAGTTACCAAAGCGGTTCAAGGGGGGTCGTCTGCGCTGGATCGTAGAGAACGCGAATTCCAAAATTTTAAACAATTACAATTGGCTAAAATATGAAAGCTCACGAATTCATAACTGAAAATTTTGCAGACGGTAAACGCAAAGGCAAGAGCCGTCCAGGGCGTGTAAAACGTTCAGGAGCCAGTTGTAATGGTAGCGGGG